TTTGACCGTGAGGCGAAGGCCGTCTACGCTGGCACGTTGCACGAGGTGCAGCAGTTCTTCGTCGAGCTGCGCGGGGAGAAAGAGCCGCGCGAAGAGATGGAAGCGTCTGTGCACTGGACCGATGAGCAGTGGCAGGAGATGATAGCGAACCTGGCCGACGCCTTCCGGCAAATCCCACCGCTGGACATGGCCGAGATCCAGGCGCGGATGGAACACGAGTGGCAGCTCGAAGAGCAGATGGTCGATGCGCTGAGCACGCTCCCGCGCTATTGCTATCTCTGTGGCCGGCAGCTCGAACCCGACACCGATGCCTACTCCGTCGGAGTGCACATGGACGGATGTCCGGCGTAAATTCAGCCGATTTCAAGCTATAATTCCCGGCAAGCGTGCCGGTGACCATTTCCACAGACATCAGGAGGCTACCATGTCTTTCAAGAAAATGACCATTCCGAAATACCCCCCGCGCCACTGGGCGCTGGTCGGCTTCCCCGGCTCGGGCAAGTCGACTTTCGCCACGCAGATGCGCGGGCCATTGTTGCCGGTTGACGCCGACCAGCGCTTCGCCGAGGTGCTGGCGCTGGCCGCCGGCGACGTGTACCGGCTGAGCGAGAATCCGGCCGACAACGTCGTGCCCGCTCAGATCGCGCGTCTGCTCGAGGCGCACATGCCCGGCAGCGACGTGGGCACGATCGTCGTCGATTCGCTGACGACGCTCATCGCGCCGCTGATCGTGCGGGGCATGCTCGACAACGAGGCCGGCGAGAACAAGAACAAGATGGCCGGCTTCATCGACAAGGCGCTGGTGATGCGCCTGCTGCAGGATGCGGTGACGCGCTGGGGCACCCACACGCTGTGGATCTGGCACCTGCAGCGCGGGCGCAACGAGAAGGCCGAGAAGGTCGTCACGGCGACGCTGCCCAAGACCGAGCTGGAGCGCCTGCGCCGCTCGCTCAACGTCGAGCTGCACCTCGTCGCCGACGAGGCCACGCAGCGACGCGGGGTCAAGGTCGTCTGGACACGCCAGGCCGGCGCGCACAGCGGCATGACGCTGTGGGACGAGTCGGGGACCTGGCAGGGGATGCCCGAGCGTATCGAGGCGGCGATCTACGATGCGGCGCCGGTCGAGTCGCAACCTGGCTCAAGCCCGGCGCCGGAGAGCCATGCGACGGCGACGGTGACGGCTGCGACGGCGACGGCTGCCGCTCCATCAAGCAACGGTCACACGCGGCCGCTCGATCCTGAAACGCTGCGCGCTTTCCTGAAGCGTCGAGCCGACGAGCACGCGCAGGCGAGCCACACGGCGGCGAACGCGCAGAAAGGCCTGGTGGCGACGGCGCTGGAGATCTGCTTTGCCGGCGACGCAGAAGCCGGGACGAACAAGGGCTGGCCGCAAGCCGCGCGCCGCAATGTGCTGGCCTACCTGGTCGGTATCGACAGCCTGGCCAGCACGCCGGATAGCTGGATCCTGGCGCTGTATGACTGGTTGAAGCCGCGCAAGGATTCGGGTGGCCAGTGGCTGCCGGATTCGATCGCCGAGAAGGAAGCGCGGCAGGTGTTCCAGGCGCAGGCCCAGCCGGCAGGAGAGGGCAATCACGCAGGATTGCCCCAACCAGGCAATCACGCAGGATTGCCCCAACGAAAGGAAACCGTTCGATGAAAGCACAACCCGCCGTTTCACCCGCGCGCCTGCTGGAGATGATGCAGCAGAAGCGCGCGCAGCTCCTCGACGAGCTGCAAGCCGCCGACCCGAACCGCTGGTTTAGCGTCGTTGTCCATGTCCACACAAGCAACGGGTCTAACGTCGACCTGGCCGATGTGGCTAATAGCGCCGGCTGGGAATACGCCGAGAGTGAGAGATCATGCTGGTACGAAACACCGGAGCAGCATGGCCACGTCTCCGTGTTCTACAAGGACACCGAGGTTGCGCCTGACGCGCATCTGGAGGCGGCTTACGAGGAGCGTACGGAGGAAAACATCGGATAAGCTTACTATCACGAGAATGGGCGGATCGCGCCGGGCGAAAAATAGACGGGCCGCGCTGTGCACGCTGCTTGCGCACTTTAGTGTGGCGCGGCCCATTACAGGCGTGTCGAGACTCGCTCGCGGAGGCGAGCGTTCTCGGGGTCTTCGTGGCGCCGGAGTCGGGTGTTGGCTCAAAGCGCTTCTCCACAAGACGGTTGACGATTGAGCAAGGGTACTTGCAGTCATTCTAGCACGGCTGTCAATTGGAATCGGGTTGGTATGGCACGGATTCGGTCACGGATGCACGGAAGCTTGATTGGGTGTGATATAATCGAGCCCTACACCGTTGTGCAGGGCCGTCCCGCTGAGTAGCCAGAATTCGGGGCGGCCCTGTTTTCGGCCTTTTCTCACTTCCGACAATGGTAAGTTGTCAGTCCTAGAAAGGATTTGCCAATGTCCGGCCAGGCGCTGATACCCAGAAAAGCGGGGTACTCTGTCACGGCGAGCAACAAGCGCATTGCAGCGCTCAGGCGCAAAGGACTCGACTACGCGCGTCGCTCCAAGTCGAAGCGCACGAAGCAGATATACACAGCGGCCTGGGCCGACTTCCGCGAGTTCTGTGAGATGACCCAGGCCAGTCCTCTGCCGGCGACCTCCGCGGGCGTAGCGGCCTACGTGGTTCATTTGGCCGAAGAGCAGAAAGTTTCGACCATCCAGCTCAAGCTCGCCGCGATCGCCGAGGCGCACCAGGTGGCGCACGCGCCTGATCCAACCAAGGACGTCGACGTGAAGCTGCTGATGGCCGGCATCCGGCGCGAGCTGGGGACGGCGCCGGACAAGAAAGCGCCGGTCCTGCGCGAGCAGCTTGAGGCGATGGTCAATGCGCTGCCGCCGACTTTAGCCGGCACTCGCGACAAAGCGATTATCCTCATCGGCTGGGCCGGCGCGTTCCGGCGCTCCGAGCTGGTCGGCCTGGACGTCGACGACGTGCGCGTTACGCGAGACAGGCTCACGCTCCGCGTGCGGCGCTCGAAGACCGATCCGGAAGGCAAAGGCCTGACCAAGACCATCCCCGTGCTCGACCCCGCGGAGCGGGGCGCAACCCCGCAGAGCGGAGCGCAAGCAGGCAGCAGCGACCCACTCGACCCGGCGCGTGCGCTGCGGGCCTGGCTGGCCGCGAGTGGAATCACGTCGGGTCCGCTCTTCCGCGCGATCGACCGCTGGGGCCACGTGCGCAAGACGCGTCTCACCGATAAAGCCGTCGCGCTCATCGTCAAGGCTGCCGCGCGGCGCGCCGGCCTGGATCCGGAGAAGTTCGCCGGTCACTCGCTGCGCTCGGGCTTCATCACCGAGGCGGCCAGCGCCGGCGTGCTATCGCGGGACATCATGGCGCAGACGGGGCACAAGAGCGAGCGCGTGATGCAGGGCTACATCCAGGATGCCGGGGTCGGCGCGGCCAGCGCAGTTCGCGCGGCGTTTGGGAAGAAATAACAACGGATAGGGAGAATTGAACGGATGGGAAGAAACTGGTAAGATAGACTCTGCCACACCCCCCTACCCCATCGTTTCTCTTACCGGCCTCATACAGATTGCGCGCTGCAACCGAACTCTAATCCTATTGTTATGCGCTTCTTCCCGAATTACCCTTGACTGTGGATGCGATTTGCATTTAATTAAGATTCACGGTATGCTCACCATCATCGACAACGGCCAGCCGCAGCGCGTGGTGAGCGGACGCGTTGAGGAAATCGTCCGTATCTTGCTGAACAACCAAGACGAGATCACCAAGCCCGACAAGCTGTTGCTTCGATTCGATTGCGCCGGCCAGACTGTTGTCCCGCGCATCGAACGCACGCTTGAGCGTTCCGCACACTAGGCGATTGCAGTTGAACTGAACAGGCCGGCCCACCGGCCCCGGAGTTAGCGTAATAAGCGCTCTGATTCCATACAGGAGTCAGAGCGCTTTTTGTTTCTGACTGTCCGCAAACCAGATCAGGAGGTTCTTCCATGATGCTCCGCTTCCGCCTTTCCCGCCACGTTGTGCTGCTCATTCTTGCCCTGCTGGGCGTCACCTTCGCCGTGCCGGTCGTCTCCGCCGCGACGCTCTTCGCGCAGCTGCCCGACCTGCCGCCCATTTCGCCCGAGCTGCTCGCGTCGCTGTACGCCGGCCTCTTGTCGCTGCTGCTCAGCTACGTGCCGGGCCTGAACACGCGCTGGACGGCGCTGCCGGAGGATACCAAGAAAGCGCTGATGGGGCTCGGTCTGATCCTGATTAGCGCCGGTGTGTTCGCGGCCGGCTGCGCGCCGGCGCTGGGCATCGTGTTTGTCGAATGCTCGACCGGCGGCGCGGTCAAGCTCTTTTCGATTCTCGTCTCGGCGCTCGTCGCCAATCAGTCGGTTCATCGCCTCTCGCCGCAGCCGGCCGCCGTGAAGGCGGTGAAGGCGACCCAGCCACACTAGGCCAGGCGGAGACCGGGCGGGGGCGCCTGGCCGCCGGCGCGCATAGTAGAGTCCCCCACGTTTCTCCGCGTCGAATCCTCCTCCCCCGCCCACTCCTGCACGAATAGAGAGATATGCCCGTTTCCGACGTTGTTCTCGTGGCGCTGATCGGCGCCATTTTCGGCAGCATCGTCTCCCCGATCATCATCGCCCGCCTGTCGCGGCAGAAGATGCGGGCCGATTCGGCCGCCAGCGCCGGCAGTGCGACGAAGAGCCTGGCCGAGGCGATGAAGATCATCGCCGACGAGTTCATTCGGCGGATCGACGCCAAGGAAAAAGACCTGGCGCACAAGGACCAGGTCGTCGACGAGCTGCTTGGCCAGCTGCGCGCCTCGGACAAACGCCTGGCCGAGGCGCTCGAGGACAAGCAGCGCTCGCTCGCCTTCCAGATGGTCATCGAGCAGCAGGCGTCGGCGCTGAGCAAGCGGGTCGGCGACCTCGAAGAGTTGTGCAAGACGTTCGTTGCCGAGAACGACGATCTCAAGCAGCAGCTGGTCGAACACGACCGCGCGCGCGAAGAGATGCTGCGCGAGATTGCGGCGTTGAAGACAATCGTCTCGCGTCACAGCCGGCACATCGTCGATTTGCAGGATGAAAAAGAAGCGCTCCAGCGTGAGTTGGTGGAGCGCGATCGGGCCCGTGATGCGCTGCATACTGAGATCGACCAGCTGAGGAAACGTGTCGAGGAGCTGGAGAGCGAAAATATAGAGTTGAAGACACGGTTGGGTGAAGTTGAGAACGGCGCGTACCCTTCGACAGCTCTGGAGGCATCGAGTGGCGGGTGATGCTGGAACGCACTTTAGTGTCTTGGCGCTGGCCACCCATCTCCGCGAGCGACTGGCGGCGCACGCCAGCCGGCACGCCGACGAGGAGCGGGATGCGGTCGAGCTGGTCGGTCTGGCCGACGAACTGCTGAGCCTGATGAAGCGGAATGCCGCTCCGGATCGGCTTCCGCTGTCGCTCGTCTGGCCAACCGACCACAGGGTCTATACGCAGAAGTTCGGCCAGCGCCCGGAGTATTACGCCAAGTTCGGCTTGCCCGGTCACGAAGGCGTGGATCTCAAAGCGCCGGCCGGCTCGAATGTGTACGCCTGCGCGGACGGCAAAGTGGTGATGGCCGGCTGGCATCCCAAGAGAGGCCCTACTCACCCCTACGGCGTCCAGATCCGCATCCGGCACCAAGCTGCCGAGGGCGAGTACGAGACGATCTACGCGCACCTAACGGCAGGCTCGCCGAAGGTCGCCGTGGACGACGTCGTGCAGGCCGGCCAGGCGATCGCATTGGCGGGCAGCACCGGCAATTCCAGCGGGCCACACGTGCATCTGACGCTCAAGAAAATCGGCGCGAAGAACGGCGGCTATGGCGAGATCATCGACCCGGAGCCGTTCTTTAAGCGGCTAAACGATTTGCTGCCGCCTCAAGGGATGCCGTGACTGCTCCCACTTCGGCCGTTTGGGAGGCGCTCGACGCCCGGGCCGGCGCGCTGCACCGGAACCTGGCGCAGGCCGTGCAGCAGGTGGTGGCGCTCGAGTGCCTGGTGCACGATCAGCGCCCAGCCGGTTCCCATGTCCGCAGAAATGAGCGGGCCGGCCAGGCGGTGATCCAGAGCGCCGTGGCCTACGTGGAGGCGTGCCTGCAGGAGAACTCGGCGCGGATGGTGGAAACCTTCGTCGCGCTGCAGCAGGCGGTCAATGCCTGGCAATTGATTCAGATCCAGCGGGAGCCGTCTCGTGAAGGACTATCTCATCCACAAAAACCACGCGACTCGACGCAAGACCTACCAGGCGCGGGTCGAGAACAAGCCGCTGCGCCGGCGGCAGCGGACGCTCACGCTGGCGATGGCGTATAAGCGTCGCGTCGAGAGCCGGCTGAAGGCGTTGCGCACGGCCTCGACGCACCCGAGTCAAACAACTGAGTCGCTTGAGTAGAGGAATCATTGAGATGCCTGCCGTCTACGCGCTGCTCTTCACGTCATCGTTCCTGGTCAGTTTCGTCGCTGCTTACCGTTTCGTCGTTCGCTTGCAAGAAGCGGAGCATGCGCGCGAGATCTTGCAGATGGTTTTACGCGGGCGGAGAAACGGGAAGGTCGCATGAGCATCGAGTCCGTCGAGGAATGGGAGTATCAGGAAGTCGAACGCCTGCGCGATCGGGTTGACGAGGAGCATGAAAAATTACGCAACCTGATCGAGATACTCGCCATGCTGGGCATTCAGGCCGAGCATTCTCCCGATGGCTGGATGGTGACTGATGAGCATCTCTGGCAATTGTCCGCGTAGGGCCGTGCGACTCAGCGATCCGTTCGGGCGCGGCGGGAGTGCGATTGCTCCGGCGAGGCGCTTTCGGATTCCTGCCTGGCTGGTGTATGTGCTGAGCGGCGTGTGTTTCCTCGTCGGCATCGCCGCGACGGGCATGTTTCTATTTCACATCATGTTCACGAATGCCGAAGCGTCGCTTTACATTGTGCATGAGACGCCAACCCCCTACCCTACCCGGACCCCGCGCCCAACAGTGACACGTAGCGTGACACCATCGCCAACACTGCAACCGATTCGCCTGGAATCCGGGTGGTTCAACTGGTGGGGCAAGACGGGTGACGATGAGGATCGTCGCGTGTTCATGCGCTACCGCTCGGTTCGCGCGGGGACGCCGGTGCGGGTATGCTGGTTCGGTGAGGCGGCAGACGAGAATCTAAATTGGCAGCGGCTTGTCACTCTGGACGAGCCGAAATGTGTAGCGGGGATTGTATCGTCCGCATACGATTCGCCCCTGCCGGCCGGCGTGCTCGTCGGCGCGATCGGGGCCGGCGTGCGGCGCGAGTTGCTAGGCTTCGACTCGGAATTATGGCCAATGCTGAATCTAGCCATCACCTACACTAACCCTCTGAACCCTCTAAAGAGGGCAGGGAGGGCAGGCGTGGGTTCCACTGGCGCAGCCGGAAGCAAGCCATGAGTAAGATTGGATCACATGGCAAAGCGAACCGCAAAGCGCAGCGTTAAGCCTCAGAACAGGCTTAAAATCAAGAAGCGGCGCAACCCAAACCCGCCGCCGCCGCCAAAGGAACACCAGTTCAAGCCGGGCCAATCGGGAAATCCAGGCGGCCGCCCCAAGCGCGTCACCGATGCGTACCGCGAGTGGCTGGAGACAGTCGACGAGCAGGCCGGTGACTTCACCAACGCGCAACTACTGGCGCGGTCGATGGGGATTGAATCACTCAAGGGCAACGTCAGCGCAGCGGGCGAGATTCGCAAGGCGACCGAGGGAGAGCGCATCCGCACCTGGCGCGACGACGTGATCGACCTGATCCGTGAGGGGAAGGTCACACCGGATCAGGTTTCACAGGACTTAGGGGACGAACTTGCTACAGAACTATCTCTCGCCGCAGGCATACACCGAGGCAAGAGCGGCGAGACTCATCAAACGAACACAACGGGATAGCGGGACGCGGCCCGCATTCACCTTCCGCGGCGCGGCCCTGGCCCTACAGACGCTCGATGCGCCCGAGGTCGTCATTTCCGGGCCGTCCGAAACAGGCAAGACGGTTGCGGTCTTGTCGCGCCTCGACCGCATCGCCCGCCAATATCCCGGCGCGCAAATCACCATTGCCCGCAAGGTGTACGAGACCGTCGTCGGCACCGTGCAGCAGACCTGGGAGAAGCGCGTCATTGCGGGGGGCTATTCATCCATCGTCCGCTTCGGCGGCGAGAAGGCAGCCTGGTACGATTACCCGAACGGATCGCGCGTGTGGCTGGGCGGCATGGACAACCCGGACAAGATTCTCGGCGGCGAGCGCGACATCATTTTCCCCAACCAGGCTGAGCAGTTCTCGCTCGCGGATTGGGAGTATCTGGTCACGCGCGCGACGGGGCGCGCCGGCAACGTTCCCTTCGCGCAGGTCGTCGGCGACGCCAATCCGGCCGGCTCGTATCACTGGATTCTGCAGCGGCCACGGCTCAAGCTGCTCGAATCCAGGCACGTGGACAACCCGGCGCTATACGACGATGATGGCAACCTGACCGAGCAAGGCCGGCGCACGCTCGAAGCGCTCCAGTCCCTGACGGGCGCGCGCAAGCAGCGGCTTTTCTACGGCAAATGGTCGCAGTCCGAAGGCGCGGTCTATGGCCAGGAGTTCAGCAGCGATAACTTGACTGACGACGAGCCTGATCCGGACCTGCCCATCGAATTGGCCGCCGACGACGGATACAATCCCGATCCGCGCGCCATCCTATTCATCCAGCGCACGCCGGCACGCATTTTGATATTCGACGAGCTGTATCACACGCGGCACCTGGCCGAGACGTGCGTCAAGGAAATCGTGCAGCGCTGCGGCGAGCGGTTTGGCTGGTCCGACGCAGAGAAGACCGTTCCGCAGATCCTGCCCGAACTGTGCGTCGGCGGCACGGAATCGAAGGAGCTCGGAGAGCGATTCAGGCTGGCCGGCATCCCGTATCGGGGCGGCACACACAGCCCGATGACGGAAGGCATCGAGGTGGTGCGCCGGCTCATTCGCGACGCGAACGAAGTCTGCACGATTCAGATCAACCGGCGCTGCACGAACCTGATTGGGGAACTGTCGGACGGCTACCAGTATCCGAGTGCAGAATCGAAGCGGAGCAAGCTGGATGTGCCTGTGGATGCGAATAACCACGGGGCGGATGGTTTACGCTATTGGTGTTTCCGGCGGGCTAGATGAACGTCCAGGACATCCTAACCGACATTTGGGACCGCGCCGGCCATTTCTTGCGCTTTGAGCCGCCAGCGTCTGATTTGGTCTACACGATTTTCGATGTGGTGGTGATCACGAATGAGATAACGGTATAGACGCCAGCCAGCGGCAAACGGTTCAAGCTGTTGGGCGGATTGCTGAGCGTGACGGCGGTGGCGGGGAATGTGCGCTTCCGGGATGGCCTCGGTGGCTCAGTGATTTTCGTGTTGCCGCATGTATCACTGGCGACGGTGATCCCGTTCAATTTGACCGGTGGTCGGCTGAGTGGTGCAGCGAACCAAGCACTGACGGTTCAGGGCGCAGCACTGGCCGTGTTAAACGGGACGATTTGGGGGATTGAACAATGATTGATGAACAACATGGAGCCGATGCATTGAGGTACTGGGCACACAGGAGAGCAAGGTGATTTCTGGAACGCACTCATCGCACTCTGCTTGCGCCCTTTAGGGTTAGTGTTAGTGTTGGGTCCGTATCGCCTGATTTTACGATGGTTGCCAGATCTTCATCTACTCTTCGGCCTGAAAATATCCCCGGCTGGACGCCGCTTGTCATGCTGGCGCTACTGGCCGACCTGGCGCGCGGCAAACAGACCGTCGTCGAGATCGGCTCGTGGCTTGTCCGCAGCGCGGTCGCGATTGCGCAGACGTGCGCCGGTCATGTGTATTGTGTGGACACTTGGCGCGGTGACGCCGGCACCGAGGCACAGGCTGGGCCGGTGGATAATCCGTTGGCGTTGTATCGGCAATTCATGGCGGGTATCGTGGGTGCGGGCGTCTGTCACAAGGTCGTGCCTATCATTCGCGACAGTCGCGACGCCTGGGCGCTGTTCGCGAACACGCCTATCGACCTGCTGTTTATCGACGCCGATCACGCCTACAATTCGATTTGGGACGACTTGAACAACTGGACGCCGCTGCTGGCCTCTAACGGCGTTGTGTGCGGCGACGACAATAACTACCGAACCATTCGCCAGGCGGTGGAAGCGTTTTTTCCTGCGGGCTGCTGGCGTGTGCGTGAGGAAGCCGGCGGCAGAATGTTCATAGCGGAGCGGATAAAATGACTGTCATCGACCAATCCCTCACACGCGCCCAGACTTTCGACTGGAGGCGCGCAGTGTATTGGCTCATCGGCCTGGCGCCATTCGTGGCCGGTTTCGTCATCGGTCTGGTCGTTCGCGTCGTCAAGGTTGCCGTTGGCTTTTTCCTGGAAGGCTACGCACGGGGAGCGAAGATTAGATGAGCGTCCTGGATAACGCCCTGGCCCGCGTGGGTGGCAAAGCCTTCGCCGACCTGCATCCCGAGCTGACCGACCGGCAGCACATCCTAACGCTGCGCTCCGACGAAGTGCCAGCCTGGCACCCCGGCTACTCCTACCTGGACGCGCTGGGCGACTGGGAATGCTACGTCTGGGTGCGCAAGGCGGTCAAGGTGCTGGCCGACAACTTCGCGTCTGTTCCGCTGCGGATTCAACGCGGTAATACGCTGACGGATAAGCACGACCTGCTGACTCTGCTCACGGATGTCAACGACCAGATGAGCAGCTATAATCTCTGGGAACAATACATCATCGACATGATGCTGGGTGGTGAAGAGGGCTGGGAATTGGTGCGCGGAAAACGCAGCAAAGCCTACGTGGAAATCTGGCCGCGCCAGCCGCACACCATCAAGGTCGTTCCTGACAAGGCGCTCAAGCGATACTTCAAAGTCGCCGAATACGTCATCGACGATATGCAGGCTCAGCCGTTTCCTTTGCCGCCTGACGAATTCCTCCATTTCAAATTCTTCAATCCCCGCAACCCGTGGCGCGGTATCAGCCCCTTCACTGCGGTCAAGCTGTCCATCGTCATCGACCAGCTGGCGCAGATCTGGGAGCGGCTGTTCTTTAAGAATAGCGCACGCCCGGACTTTGCGGTCATCTCTACGGCCTCGACCAAGGCCGAACGCGACGAGGTACGCAAACAGCTAAAAGGCGAATACGGCGGTGTCGGCAACGCGCACGAGCCGATCGTCCTCGAAAAGGATGTGAGCGACATCAAAACCATTAGCTGGCCGCCGAAAGATTTGCACATGGAAACGCTGCGCGCGATGAGCCGAGACGAGATCGCGGCCATCGTTGGCGTGCCGGACATGGTGATGGGTTACGGCGCGGACACGTACGATACCGAGGAGAAGCGAACCGCCGCGCTGCGCATGCTGTGGTCGATGACGATCGTCCCGCTGGCGACGCATCGCGACGTGCAGATGACGGAATTCTTCAGACGGGTGGGCGTGCTGCGCCCGGACGAGTCGGTCGTCTCCGATTTCAGCCACGTCTCGGTTTTGCAAGCCGACTTTGGCGCGAAGGTTGCTCAGGCGGATACGCTATTCGGCCTGGGTGTGCCGTTCGATGTCATCAACGAGCGGCTCGGCATGGGTTTCCCGAAGATAGCCGGCGGCGACGTGGGCTACCTGCCGCTGTCGCTGGTGCCGCTGAGCGGAGCGAACAGCGGATCAGGAGAATTAAGCGGATCGAACACGGGCGGAGACAAGGGCGTGAGGCAGCTTGTCGCGGGCGTTATGAAAGCCGAGCGCGCGATCGAGTATGGCAGCGAGGAGCACAAGCGGCTCTACGAAAGATTCAAGCAGCGTCTCGACCCGAATCAGCGCCGCGTGCGCCGCGCCGTCGTCGATTTGCTCGAGCGCCAGCGCGACGAGGTGGCCGGCCGGCTCGAGGACGCCGGGGGCGCCGGCGACTTGCGCGCGATCGCGCGCGACCCGTTCGACCGCGACGCCTGGAACGAGATTGCGGCGGCCCAGATGCTGTCTGTGCTGATTGCCGTGCTCACGAACGTCGGTGACGATGCGCTGGACGACCTGGGCCTGGACACGCCATTCGACGGCGAGCTGCCGCATATCGTCGAGGCGATGCGCCGGCAGGCACAGACGTTCGCCGAGCGGGTAGACGATGAGACGTGGAAGCGCCTGCGCGGTTCGCTCGGCGACGGCCTGGAGGCCGGCGAGGGCGTCAACGCGCTGATGGAGCGTGTCGAGGAGGTGATGGGCGACCGCATCCGCTCCAGCAGCGAGACGATTGCGCGGACGGAAACGGTCCGGGCGACGTCGACGGGAACACGAGAAGCCTGGAAGCAATCCGGCATCGTCGAGAGCAAGGAATGGATCAGCGCGCTGATTCCTGGCCGGACGCGCGACGACCACGCGGCGACGCATGGCCAGACGGTCGGATTGGAAGAGAATTTTGATGTCGGCGGATGCAGCGGTCCGGGTCCTGGCGAGACAGGCTGTGCGGACCAAGACATCAATTGTCTGTGCAGCATGGCGGCGGTGATGGTGGCCGAGCGCCGGCATATGTCTGTGGAAATACCGGAACGCACTTTAGTGTCAGGCCGGCAGCTATCGAGGAACGGACACGGCCAGCTGAAGGAGGTCACCGCATGAGCGAAAACGATAACGAAGAGGGCGCGCCGCGCAGCCGATTGGTGATTGAGTTTCGAGCGCCCGGAGCGGTCGAGTTCCAGATGGGCGCAGAAGGCGTCAGCCCCGGCCAAGTGTTGGCAGTGGCCGCTTGGCTGGACTGGTACGCGCGCCGGCTGTTCGACCAGAACGCCGCGGCACAGGCGGCCAATCGCATCGTCGTTCCGAAGCTGGACCTGCAGAAGCTGCAATGAGCAGTAGGAGGGCAAGGCATGAAGGCAGCATTCAAGGCGACAGATCCGGACAACACCGAATTCACCATGACTATCACTATGACGCTCGCGGGATGGAAGCGGCTGCGCAACCAACTCGGACAGGAATATCCAGGATTCGGTATCGCGGACAAGATCGCGAACATGGTGTCTGTGGCGGAGCGGTCGGTGTGGAATGGTCAAGAGGATGACGATGGGCGATAATGGCATGAGCGATATATCCACCAGCCTCCTGCTCAAGGTCAACAGTGTGCCTGGCACGATGAATCTGACTCTGGCTCAAATTGAAGTTGCGCGCGAGATGGGCGCCGTCGAGCGGTTGGGCCGGCCGGCGCTGCTGACGCTGCGCTACGACGGCGACCGCTGGCGGCTGCACGAGGCAAGCGCGCCCCGGATGCTGGCCCGAAATGGACGGCGCGCAATGGACGACGAGGATGAGAACGACGGGTAGTTGACTTGCGCCCGTAAGGGCGTATAATCTAGTCCATCTTGCCGGACGCGCGCATATAGTCTAAGCGTTTGAGCAAGCAACCCAATACCGCGATTTGTCGCGCCCCACCTCTGCATGGAGAGGTCGGGGCGCTTTTTGTTTTGTGGAACCCACTCCATGCACTTTAGTGTTAGTGCTCGCCGAGGTGAGGCATGAGTAAAAAGAAAAGCAGCATCACGCCGACGATTATCCGCAAAACGTTTGCGGTCGAGCGCAAGACGATTGACGCTGAGGCCGGAATCTTCGAGGCGATGATTTCAACCGAAGAGGTCGACCGAGACGGCGATGTACTGCGTGCCGACGGGGCGGAGTTGGGCAATTACATGAGAAATCCCGTCGTCCTCTTCGGGCACAGATATAACGATGTGGATGCCGTTGTGGGCAAGGCGCTTGAAGTGACCGCTATTTCCGGTCAAGGCATCCGAGCGCGTTTCCAGTTCGCGGGTAGCGATGTCAATCCGAAGGCTGAGACGGTGCGCCAGCTATGGGCCGGCGAATTCCTGAATGCAACAAGCGTCGGGTTCGTTCCCAAACAGACGAGCGAGCGTGGGGCGGATGGTGAGAAGCGCGGGCTTGAGTTCAAACGTTGGGAGCTGCTTGAGTTCAGCATCGTTCCCGTGCCGTCCAATCAATCGGCGCTCAGATTGGCGGTCAAGAGTTTTGACGATTTCCTTTCGACAGCCGTTAGGCAGTCTGACACCAAAGAACCCGCTGCACAGCAACGCGCATGGGTGCGCCGGCTATCGATTGAGAGCGAATTGGGCGAACAAACCTTATTGGTCGTGTTCCGTAGTCACAACGTCGATGTTCCCGAAAATGCCACGCTGTTGCAAATGGACTCTGTGTTCGGGGAATGCACCGAAGTCCCGCACCCCGATGCGGGCAAGACCGTCATGCTCAAGGATGCGCTGTTCGTGCCGCCGCTGGAATTTCGGCCGCCCGAATTTTCAGGCGAACCGAATGACGCTGTATACGTTCTATCCAGCCGCGACCAACCCGACGACAAGATGGTTTCAAATGAGAATGGCCTATGGAGTGTGTTGAGCCTGTCTGATATTTTAGCGAGCGTGGAAGGCGCGACTGAAGCTGTCGGAAAATCGGCAGCCTCAGATGGTCTCGGATTCGGCGTGGATGCTCTGACACAGCGGGGCATTGAGCGAGCGCGCCGCATGATATTGCGTTCACAGAAGCTATCTAAGTTCGCGTTGACCAAGCGCGGGCGCGTGCTGTCGGCTAAGAACGAGGAAAAGATTCGAGACGCGCGCGACAATCTCGACGAAGTGCTGAAGGAAGTCGAGGATCAGCCCGACGAATCGCCGCGCGAGGAAGCGCAAGACGACATCCATCCCATCTGGTCGGTTTTCCCCGCGAAGGGTGCAATCGCCTCACACGAAACCCCGAAAGCCGACCCCGACACTGCCTGGGACGGGCCGGCAGTCGTCGCCTCGCTGCCCAACGACCGTGAGGTCCTGCGTCGCGTTCACGCCTGGGTGGACGAGAAGGGCGACCCCGACGCCAAGCAATCGTACAAATTCCCTCACCACTTGGCGGATGGCCGCGTGGTGCTGCGCGGTGTCAATAACGCGATGGCGCGCCTGTCGCAAGCGGATATCCCCGCCGAAGACCGTGCCGGGGTCGAAGCGCACCTGAATCGGCACCAGCGGCAGTTCGAGGACGAGAAGTCCCCTACCCTACTTGATGCAGACAGCGAGCGCGATCTCGCTGATTCGCTGCAAGTCTTAGTCCATACCTTACAGGAGGTCTACCATGAGTGACACAGTGCTCGAGCAAATCAAGAGCGAGATCGCGCAACTCGCTCAGGTGGTGAAAGACCACCAAACCAACGGCGACAAGGCCACGCTCGATACGAAAGCTTTGGCCGAGGTCGTGCAAGGTCTTGTCGACAAGCAGGTTGCCGCGAAGCTGGCCGAGGCCGAGGCCAATCGCCCAATGCGGCGGGGCGAGATCATCGGCCTGCCGGAGCGGGTGGTCATCCCGGGACACGGCCTCGTGCCGGGCTTCGGCGTGCCGAGCAAGGGCATCGTCGAGTCGGGCAAGTTCGCCGGCTATCCGGTCGACGATTTGCTGTTCGTCAACTGGATACTGTCGAAGGCCAGGGCGTATGAGCCGAACCGAGTCAAAGCGCCGACCGACGAGCTGTCAGGCATCGTGAGCAAGGCGCTGTCGGCGACCGGGGCGGGCGCCGGCGACGAATACGTGCCCACCGGCATGGCGGCCATGCTGTGGCAGGACATGTTCCTGCAATCGAAGGTGGTTGCTACCATTGGCCCGATGCCGATGCCGAGCGACCCGTTCGAGATCCCGCTAGGCTGGGGAACGATCGTCTGGCGAAAAGGGACGGCCAATCAGGCCACGACTGCCAACGACCCCGCCACGGCCAAGAGCACGCTGACCAGCACCGAACAGGTGACGGAGTTCAACTGGTCGTACGACCTGGACGAGGACGCGGTGATCGCCGTGTTGCCGACCTTGCGCAGCGAAGTCGGTCGGGACGGCGCTGAGCAGATGGATCGCTTCGTGCTCAGCAGCGACTCGACGGACGCCGCGACGGGCAACATCAACAGCGACGATGGCAACCCGGCGGACGACTCGTACTATCTCTCCAGCGGTCAGGATGGCATCCGCCATCTGTACCTGGTGGACAACACCGCGCAGAGCGCCGACATCAGCACCACGCTCACCGACGCGCTGCTGCGCGCCGGCATTGGACGGCTGGGGAAATATGCCGCCGATGTGTCGCGCCTGGGGATGGCGGTGGACGCCGAGACCTACGTCAACGGCATGCTGGGACTGACCAACGTCGTCACGGTTGACAAGTTCGGCCCAAGCGCGACGGTCTTGACCGGGCAACTGGCTGCCTACGGTGGCATCCCGATCATCGTGTCAGGCGCAATCCTGGAAGCCGAGGACGACGGCAAGCAGAGCGTGACCGCCGCCCTCAACGACGAAGGTCAGATCGCCATCTACCACCGCGACATGTGGAAGGTGGGCTTCAAGCGGCAGTTGACCATCGAGCTGGACCGCGACATCCGCAAGCGGCAATTCGTGATGGTCGTCTCGTTCCGCATTGCGACTGCCGCGCGCGGCACGCGCAGCACGGCGACGCACACCGCCGGCGTGCACGGCATCGTCCGCGCATAACACACGGATTCACTCACGGATTGCACGGAATAAATCCTTTCCGTGTATCCGTGTCCAAATCCGTGAAGGGAGATTGATCACATGGCTAACGAACTCGACTACAACGCTTATGGCCTGCCGGTATCCGTGGCTCTTGGCGCGGCCAATATGCTATTGAGCACGACCACCAACCTGACGCTGGCTCAGGGTGGCACGGGCTTTGTCGTGCCAACCGGCTACAAATTTCACCCGATGCTGTTGGCGGCGCATTCCAACGCCGACCTGACGGCGGGCACGGCGACCTTCAACGTGACCGCCAACGGCACGGCCATCGCCAACACGCCGACGGCTGTGCTGAACGACACGGTACAGCGCACGGCGGGCGTCGCGCGGGCGGGCGTCGCACCGCAGGCAGCCGGCATAATCGTCGGCGTGAACGTCGTGACCGACGCGAACTATGCGCCGAACACGGCAGACATGGACGTTGTGCTGGCTGGCTTGCTGCTGCCGGCGTGAGGCTGTTCCGTGAGGGTGCTGATTGGTTTGCCCTCTTATGACGCTCAGGCGCATGTATCTCTACTATCGGCCTTGCTCAATGAGACCCATGCGCCTGAGAGTCCACCGTTTCAAGTGGCGACGCACACCTCGTCGCTGCTGGCCCTGACGTGTAATGTGCTGTGGTGTACTGCACTCAACATGCGACCGGACGTGACACATTTCATGTTGATTCATTCCGATGTGCTGCCGGGTGAATCGGGCTTCGTCGGCAGGTTGCTTGCCGAAATGGAAGCGCAAGCCTGCGATGTGCTGTCGGTCGTGCTGCCGATTAAGGATGAGAAAGGACTCACCTCGACGGCCTTTCTGCCCGATACGCGTTGGGCGGGTCTGAGGACTGATCCAGTTCGTCGCCGCCGTCTGACGTTGCATGAACTGGACAGGCTACCCGAAACGTTCGGCGTGCGCGACCTGGCCGAGTTGTTTGGAGACTTCGATGCGCCCAATCCTTGTTTGTTGGTCAACACCGGCCTCGTCCTGATCGATCTGCGCGGGCGATGGGTGGAGCAGGTTCGCTTTCAGGTCAACGACACGATCTATCAAAACGAGGCCGGTCGGTGGGACGTGGACGTCGAGCCGGAGGATTGGTTCTTCTCGCGGATGGCGTACCTGGCCGGCGCGCGCGTGTTCGCGACGAGAGCCGTCAAGGCACGGCACGCCGGCCGCGCGCAGTTTCCGAACTGGGGCGCGTGGGGCCAGCTGGAGCACGACCTGCCTGAGGGGTATCACACAGGATTACCCCAGGGTAATCACGCAGGATTACCCCAGGGTAATCACGCAGGATTACCCCAACAGGAGGAGACAAATGAAACTGTATTGCAAAAGCGCTTACGACAACACAGCCTCGAAGCTGCACTTTGAGGCGGGGATCATCGAAGTCGACGAGGCTGTCGGTCTTTTCCTGCTGAGGGACGCGCCGGAGAATTTCTCGACCCAGATGCCCGAAGCGCCGAACACTAACACTAAAGTGCAACGAGTGGATTCCACGACGAAGGCGATGGAAAAGCCGCCAAGGGACAAGGCGGTTAAAGAACCCGCTGCCAAGAAGTGAGAGTTGAGGAAGGACAAGGCTAATGGCAAACGCATTGTTCGATTCTTACCGGTCGCAGTGTCTGACGGCCGACGTCGACCTGGACGACAGCATCGAGTGGAGCAGTAGGCATTCCAGGTATGGGCTAAAGGCTCTTGAATGGGAACGGCCTACCTCCTGATCTCACCCAATGCGGGTGTTGCGCCATCGGCCTCGCCCGCGCTGTGGAAACGGGCTGACGACACAAACCTCGACAAGCCGGCGATCGAGTACGCCGACGGCGTGACAGAGAGTTACGACTGGCTCTTGGCGATTCCTGGGAATTGGGCCAGTGGTGGAACATTGCGATTTCATTGGCGCGGAAACTCAGCCGCGACGAACGCCGTGCGTTGGCAATTCGAGAACGTTTCACGGGCGGATACGGAATCGTCCGATGCGGCGCTGTCGAACTCCGACGTTGCCAACTTTGCCAACGGCGCGGCCACGGCCAATATCGTGAATGTTGACACCCAAGTCCTGACCACGACCGGGTGGGCTGCCAATGAACAGTTGCACTTGCGAGTGAGCCGCATTGGCGCGGACGCCGGGGACACGTTCGCCGCCGCCGCCCAACTCATGTTCATGGTCTTGGAGTACACGACGCCGTGAGCGTGGTCAAGTGGATCAACGGCAGGCCACTGGTCTTGCCCTCGCTCCATTGGGAGCTGGACATCGAGGATACCGCGCGCCTGATGATGCGTGGGGACAAGAAGAAGTGGCTCAGGCGGTGGGCCTGGACGGAACGCGGTCGGGATCTCGTCTCAGACCTCATCGACCGGGGCTATCGGCTAGATGTGCCCATGCCGATCTCAGGCGGGGCGCGCAACTTCGACGCCGTCGACGATCGTCTCGACCGGTCGGGTGATGACGCTACATTGGACGTAGCCGACGGCGATTCATTGGTGATCCAGACGCTCGCTAAGCTGGATGCGGTCGGAACAGTCGGGCGTGTGCTTTGCGGCAAGGAAAATAACATCAATGCCCTAGGTTCCGCAGGCTATCAGATTGCCATGCGATCCACCGAAGTTCCGACCTTTCACGTCGCAGACGCCGTAGACGAGATTGAGCAGCAAGGAACAGCTCTGGTTGCTGGAACATGGTATGCGCTAACCGGGGTGCTGGTTGCTAACTCTCTAACAAACGACGACGGGTATCTGTATCAGAATTCCACTGTAAACGGGCCGACCAATTCGGCGCTCTTGGGCAGTTTGGAGAATGACCGACCTTTTCGAGTAGGCGCCGCCAGCGAAGCCACACCGGGTAATTTTTGGGACGGCGATATTGCCTACGTGCGTTTTTGGAAGAAGGCGGCGGCGGCCTGGACTGCCAACGAGCGGCTCCAGCGTGTGGAGTGGCTCGACCAACTCTATCTCCCGCAAGACCTGTACATGGAGTTGCAATGGATTTTGTGGGACGCCGGCACGCCGACCACAGCCATTGACTACACCGATAATGCCTTCGACGGCACCTACACCGGCACGACGTTCGTGGATGATCCCAAACGGGTCTACATGGCATCGGATTGGCCGGTGAATGTCGAGGTCGAGGCGGCCATCGCCGCCGCTGCGTCGCTTGTGACACGGCCTCGCATTTCTGCGGGAGTCATCACGCGATGACCTATCGCCACACCACCCACGCGGCCCGGCTCGAACGATGGCTCGGCGTTGAGCAAGTCGAGCGCATCAGCCAGGCGCAACGCGGCTTTCGCTATCCGGTTGCAATCGCCAATGTGCCGGGCGCGGTGTTCGTGTACGATGGCGAGTTTCATGGATACATTCAAGGCGGCGGGTTCGCGTCGCTGTCCGACCTGATTAGCGAAGCGACAACAGGCGGTAAGCGGCAGGACTTCTATTTCAGCAAAGCAAGCACACTGGCCGTGGTCGCATCGCAGGCGAGCTTGTGGAATGTCGGCACTCGCCCAGGTGCGGGCGGAACGCCCCCAGCCCGACCCGGAGGCGAAGCTCCCACTCGCACCACGACAGGCGCATTCGGACAGGCGAACGCGGGCGCGGGCGATACATTACACATCACGGCGGCCTTCGAGCAGGGCAGTGCCGGCCCGGCCACACTGATACTGTATGACCGTATTTTCCATGCCAGTGCTATCAACCACAATACAGCGGTGGCGCAGACGATAACGGGTGTGCCGACGAGATATGCGACTACGACCAGCCCAGGCAACTTTGCCTTTTTGGAAGTGACGACCGTGCTGCCCAATACGGCGCACACGATCACGATGCAGTACGTCGATCAGGATGGCAATGCCGCCGAAAATGCGCCAGGACTGGCGGGTATCGTTCAGGCTGCTGTGACCCGTATTGATCATGCCCCTTATTTCATCCCGCTCAATGGGGGCGATATGGGGTTGCGGTCTTGCACTCAAATCACCATCTCGGCGGGCGCATCGGGTGTGAGCAATTTCGTGATGGGCCATGTACTCGCTTTCCTGCCCTGTCCGGCGGCAAACAGCATGGTCGTGATGGATGGTATCAACAGTGCCTTCAACTTCGTGCAGATTCTCGACGGTGCCTGCCTCGCATTGATCGAGTTGAAAGGCGTGGCGACGGCGACGACCTTCAACGGCCAGCTGATTATGGTTTCGGGGTGAAATATGGCGTTACGATTGAAGACTCTTACCCAACTCAATCCAGGAACATGCAGGCATTATGTGGCTACACTGGATACGGATGGTCAAACTCTAACCGTGGAAACATCACTGGATCAACTTCAAATCTTATTTGATGACTTCCCTGGCGGTTACAAGCAGGCGCTTCTTTTGGCGCTGACACGTTATCGGCTTGAGCAGAATGTTCCCATCGATCTTTTGACCAGCAAAGTGAGGGTTATCTAATGGCTATCGAACGAATTTACGGTGGTCTGTGGATACCCGCCCCCGTCCCATTCAACACCGCAACGCCCAGCTTCACATCTATGTTGATTGATGCTTCGGGAGAAAAGGTTGCTTTGATTATCCAAGTTCCGAGAACGGGAACACTCGATCAGTTTGAGTTTCGTATCGGGTCAAGCATTCAACTCCCGACGAACGGCCTGAAGTGTTCTTTTCAAGATGTCAGTCTGACGACTGGTGATCCCGATGGAACGATTGACCAATATCGTGTCGTCACTGGATTGTCGGCAAATTCTTGGGTTATTCCTGGGCTGATGACTTCGGATGGAACGGATGGCGGGACAAAGCGCAATGTGGCGCGTGGAGACCTATTGGCCTGTGTGATTGAATTTCAATCTTTCAATTTGCTGGATGTCGTCAACGTCTCTGCATTAGATTTGAGTAGCACGGCCTTTATGGGCAGCCCGCCTTACTCCGACCACTTTACGTTATCGTGGGCCAAGCAGAAAAACGGGCTGGTCATGGCCTTGAAGTACGATGATGGGGTGGTCGAGCAAATCATGGGGGGTAACTGTTATCCCATCAAGAATTTGCTGAGCCAATCCTACAATGATGACAGCGTAAGAAATCGGTTTGGGCTGGCTTTCTCTGTTCCAACTCCGGTTCTGCTAGGAGGTATCTATGTCCACGCGGCTCTTCCTGTGGACACTGCTTTGGAACTTTATGATCCACAGGGTTTCCCGGATGGATCAGGGATAGGGCTATTAGAAACAGTCACGTTGGATACAAATGTTCAGGTGGATACAACGAGACATTATCATACGATTCGCTTCAGGCAAGATCATCGTCTCCGGGGCAATGAGTTTTACGGAGCCATTTTGTGGACTAACAGTGTGGACGCGGGTGCAGAGATTACTCTATCTAAATTCGAGATAGACCGCGCGGATTTGATGAATGCCGCAGACGGGGGACAGAACTTTTATATGCGGCGTGGCCTTGCTATTCAGATCAATACTTGGGAAGATATTTTGACGGAACGACCGTGGATGGGTCTCATCATCACCGGAATAGATCACGATACTTCGGGCGGTTCAAGCGGGCCTGGCTTCGAGGGCGTGCCATAATCCATGTTGCCTTCAAACATTCAGCGAGACATATTCGGTCAGATAGGCTCAGCTGGCGTCAACACGCAAAGTCGCCAGAGTTGGCAGTGGCAGCCAACGCTCACGGTTCACGACCCGAATCCGCCTATCACGTTGGAGAATCCTGCGCCCGCCTCGCTGGTGATGCAGACTAAGCCTTTGGCGGGCCTGGTCGGGAGGTAATGGATGGAAGAAAGAATCTACTACGTTGACATCGCGCCGGTTGCGGTAACTGTCGCCGTTGACATTGTTGAGTTGACACCAGCGGACGACAAGCCGATCTCGATTCATGCCATCCTCGACATCCTCCAGACGACGGACGTGGGTGATGCAGCAGAGGAAATCATCGGCCTGGTGTGGGTGCGCGGCCACACGACCAGCGGAGCAGGCGGCGTGGTTGTTACGCCACGTCCCAAAAACCCATCCGACGTCGCAGCCGGCTTCACGGCTGAGGCTCTCAACACGACGCAGGCGACACTCGGCACGCCGGTCAACCTGCCGCGCCACGGCTGGAATATCCGCATCCCGCTATCTATCACCTACACGCCGGAAATCAGGCCGGAGGCATCGCAGGGACAGACGACGCTTATCCTGAGGATGGCTGCTGCGCCGCTGGACAGCATCACCATGAGCGGGAGCATCACGGTGGGGGAGGTGGGCTGATGGCAAAGTCGAAACAAGCCGTCTTCTGGCGCAAGGTGGTCAAGTTTCAAGACGACAAAGGCAACCGCATACCGGGCACATTCGTGTTAGAGCCGATGTCGGCGGTTGTCATCGAGGCAAGCAAGACGCTCTGTCACCTCTGCCACGAGGCGGAAGAGGGACACGCGCGTCTGAGCCGCAAGCACATGTTTACACCAATGCCAGATCCGGGCATGACGATCGACGTGACGTATCCAAACGGTGAAATCGAGCGCCGCTACAACGTCCGCTTTGGTCGGGCGGCGAACTGCTGGTGGACGGAGAAGGAGTAGAACATGCAATGGTACACGAACGCCCTCAGCAATGCTTTCGGTTCGGTAACGGCGGGCAACGCGCCGAACATCGACTGGTTGAGCGATGACATTCGCCTTGCGTTGGTTACGTCGGTCTACACGCCTGACCTGGCTTTGCACGATTTCTGGAATGACGTATCGGCCAACGAAGCCAGCGGCACAGGCTACACGGCAGGCGGCAATGCGCTGGCGTCCAAAACTCTGACGATTACGGCGGCAAACTCGTGGGGCACGATCTGGGCCGCTACAACGGCTTACACGACCGGGCGCATCATTCGACCGACCGCGGGTAATGGGTTCCTGTACCGCTCAACGGGCGCGGGCACAAGCGCGGGAACCGAGCCGACATTCCCGACGACTGTCGGCGCTACGGTCGTCGATGGCACGGTGACGTGGACGAATGTCGGGCGTGCAATCGTGCAGTTCGACGCCGCCGATGTGTCATGGCCGTCCTCGACCGTCACGGCCCGCTATGCGGTGCTCTACAACCGCACGCCGGCCACGGATGCGACGCGACCGCTGATGGGACTATTCGATTTCGGCAGCAATCAGACAACCAACAACGGCACCTTCCAAGTCACGTTCGACGTTCTCGGAACGCTCATTAACATCACTGCATAGGCACGGCCATGGCCGGTATCTTCCGCCGTCCGCCTAGACCAGCACCGCGCCGACCGTTCATCTTCACGGCGGCGGCAGGTGTCGTCAACATCACGGTCGACGACGAGGCAACACCTGCTTTCGGCTTTCAGGCCGTCGATGCCGTATCTGTCGGCGTCACGCTCGACGATGTCGCAGCATTGACCGATGCGTTTGAAACCGTTGACGCGGTTTCAGTCGGCGTCAGCCTGTCAGACGTTGCGACGCCCGCGTTTGGTTTCGCGGCGGTTGACGCCGTTTCGACGGGCCTATCGCTCTCCGATACAGCAGCCCTAGCGGATGGATTCGCTTCAGTCGATGCAGTTTCAACCGGCCTCAGCCTATCGGATACGGCAGATTTTGCCGATGGGTTTGTGGGGACCGACGCGGTTTCAGTCAGCGTCGATCTGTCCGACACGGCTGTGCCTGCCTTCGCATTTGCCAGCCTCGATGCGATCTCGACGGGCGTTACGCTCAATGATGTAGCAGCGCTGGCCGATGGGCTTGCGACGGTCGATGCAGTTTCGACCAGTGTCAATCAGGTTGACACAGCTGCCTTAGCCGACGGTTGGCCGAGTGTCGACAGCGTCTCGGTCAGCGTGACGCTTTCGGATGTCGCTGCCGCAGCGTTGGGCTGGCCGACCTTCGACACGGTGTTCGCCGGGACCATTCTCGAAGACACGGCGGCGGCGGCGTTTGCGTGGCAGACAACTGACATAGCACTGATTATTTCCGTGGTTTTCATGCAGCCTGGTGAGCGCAGGGTTCACCGTACGATGAAGCGAGAGACCGCAGCTGTTGGGCAACGCCGAGCGCACAAGGTCACGCCTGACGATACACACGAAGCCGAGGGATGAGCCATGCCGACATTCGCACTAGCCCGCCAATCGTCACGCGAAGAGCGGACGCACACGGTCACATTCGCCAACGACCTGCCCAGCGGTGTGACCGTCAGTACCGTCGTTCTGAGACACACCGGGCCGTCGAGCGAGACGCCGACGAGCTCGGTCAGCAGCCCGCTCGTCAATGTCACACTCAACACGCCTGCCGTCGGCACGCACTACGTCGAGATCCTGGCGACGCTGTCCAACGGCGAGGATGTCGAGGCGTTCCTGGTAATCAAAGTTGACCACTAGCGCACGACACGGATTCAACGGATTGCACGGATGAGAACATGGGCGATGCTTTCTCCGTGTCATCCGTAATAATCCGTGCGTGCCGATTGAAGGGCAATTGCGGTGAGCGATAGACTGTACTGCCACGTAGGAGACCTGGTTGAGGATTTGAGCTTCGGAAATCCGCTGGGCGACATTTCGTTCCTGGGTCGCATCCGCTCGGCGTCGGATTGGCTCGAAGGCAAGAACGGATTGCGCGGCTATTTCATCCCCGTCACCGAGACGAAGCGCTTCGACGGCCCGAAAGACCGCAGGATTCTCTTCGTCCCGCCTGCCTTGGCCGTAACGGGCATCGTCGACGACACGACGACACTGGCCACATCAGATTACCTGCTCTACCCGCGTGACCGGCACTGGCTCAACGGCCCGTATAGCCGCATCGAGATTGATCCGGACGCTGCCAGCCTGACGGCCTGGACGTACGAGCGCGACGTGATTGTGGTTGCCGGCCGCTGGGGCAAGTACGAGGAAACAGCGGCAACGGGCGCGACGCTGGGCGCGGATTTGACCGCCGGCGCAACGACGGTCACGGTCTCGGATGCGACGGTCATCTTCCCCGGCATGACGCTGTCTATCGACACGGAACAGACACTGGTGACAGGCGTATCGGATTTTGCCGGTCGCGTCTTCACCCTCAAGCGCGGCACAAATGGCACGACGGCGGCGGCGCACACTAGTGGTGCGACCATCAACCAGTACTTGCCACCTGGTGACGTGCGCTACCTGTGCCGGCAAATCGCGGTGTTGATGCACAAGAAAGCAAAGAGCGGGTATGCAGGCAAGACGGGCGCGCCCGACACGGGCGAGGTGTTCTACCACAAAGAGTTTCCGCGCGACGTGGTGGACGAAGTGCGCAAAAACTACGCGATAGCGAGTTTGTGAAGATGGTCGGTTACGACATTGAAATTAAGGGCCTCGACGAGCAGGTGCGCAAGCTCAGGCAGGCCGACGTGGTCATCGACCGCCGGCTGACCGAGGCGATGACCCGTACCGTCCTGACCGTGGAGTCCGCCGTCAAGCCGCTCACGCCCGTCTTCCGGGGCCGGCTGCGCGGGAGCATCGGCAGCCAGGTGAAGCGCGAGGGGCCAGGGTCGATTATCGGCACGGTCGGGTCGAGCCTCCAGGAGGCGTATCCGGCGGTGATGGAGTTCGGTCGGCGGCCCGGCGCGCGCGGGCCGGGATCTGGGCATCTGGAGCGCTGGGCGCACCTGGTGCTGGGCGACATCCGGCTGGCCTTCGTCCTGGCGCGCGCGATCCATCGCAAGGGTATCAAAGGACGCGAATTTATGAAGCGTGGCTACGAGCGGGTCAAGGGTCAAATCCCCGGATTCTTTCAGGACGCGCTCGACCACATCGCCAAAGATCTGAGCATCGGCGGGTAGCACACACGGATTTCCACGGAAATAGGAAATGATCGAGGATTGGATCGACGACGTGGTGACGCTGTTCCAGATCGCCGACGGGCGCGGCGGGATGGTCAAGGCGTACTGGTACTACGACGGCGTCGGCCTGCCTGACGCCATCAACGAGTACCCGTGCGCGATCGTGATTCCCGAAAACGTTCTGCCCGCGCCCAGCGCCGGCCTCAAAATCGACTACTGGCGCGGCCGCGTCGAGTTTCATCTGTTCGAAGATGTGGGCTGGGACAAACTCCCCGAAATATTGAAATATGCCCGGCGCATCCGCGACGCGATGGCGTCGGGCGTGTCGCTGTCGAGCAAGGTGGACGAGTTCCGCATCGACCCGGACCGGCCGCGGATCCTCATCCCGACGCAGCTGCGCTGGGACGAGAACCAGCCGTGGCACTGGGGGGCGGTGGTGTATTGGGAGTGCAAGGAAGACGTGTCGAGCGAGTACACGTACGCGGCATAGGGGGCAGTCATGGCGATTCGCGTGTTGAAGGAGTTCACCGAGCAGCGCAGCCGGCGTACCTACAAGCCCGGTGATGTGGTGACGGACGAGTCCTGGCTGGAGCCGGGAGAGCGGCGCGCGGAGGCTTACGCCGCGCGGGGATACGTCGAGGTTGTGCCGGATGAGCCTGAGAAGCCGGCCCGCCTGCCTGACCAACAGGGTAATCAGGCGAATCCGTACGCCGAAGAAGAAAAGGAGTAGATGAGACATGGGTGAATTCAAGCTCAGCAAATACCAGTTCGGTTTGGAGACGACGCGAGGTGTTGCGGTCCCGGCAACGCGCATCCTGGGCGCAGACATCAAAGCTGTGCCGAAGGATCGCGTTTGGGAAGCGGTCATGTACGCCGACGGCTCGCGCGCCAACGCCAACAACAAGCGCAACGACGAGTTCCTGGTGCGTGACTCTCTCACCATTTCGCAGGGCTATTTCCAGGCCATCCCCGTGCTGGGGCAGTGCTCGCTCGACGGCACGATCACGCCTGTCGAGCAGACTGTCAGCCAGGGCGATTACCTGTGGGCCATTACGCCGTCGCTGATCGCCGCCAACGACCCGGACACCATCACGCTCGAGCTGGGCGACAACACGCAGGCGTACGAAATCGAGTTCGTGATGTTCGACTCGCTCAAGTTTGCCTGGTCGATCGCCCAGGACGGCGGCTCGTCGCCCGTCGCCATCGAGGCTGGCTACTTCGGCCGGCAGCTGACGCCGACGACCTTCACGGCCGGCCAGGCGCTGCATTCCGGCATCGTGCCGATGAACGGCAAGCTGTCGCGGATGTACCTGGATGCAACCTGGGCGGGGTTGGGCACGACCGAGCAAACGGCGACGTTCCGCGGCGCGGAGGTGGAGATCTTGGTCGGCAATCACCCGAAGATGCTCGGCTCTGCCAACAAATATTTCGACACGCACGGCGAAGGTGAAATTGCGGCGATGGCGACGCTGACGCTGGAGGGCAACGCGACCGCCGACGCCATCTTCGACCTGTGCCAGGCCGGCACGAACCGCGCGCTGCGTCTGGACATCACCGGCCCGCAAATCGGGACGGGCGTCAACTACCGGCAGCGCTTCGACCTGTTCGGGTTTTTCTCAGAGGTCATCCCGCTGGGCGAGAACTCGCTGGGCAACAATCTGCACAAGGCGATTTTCAACAGCCTGCGCGACGCGACGAGCAGCAACATGCTCGACGTGAGCACCATCACGAACCACAACACGGTGTAAGCCATGCCTTCCATCCACATCCCGCGCATCACGCGAGAAATTCACCTGTCAGATTACCAGCCCGAATACGTCGACGAGCAGGGGAATCCGGTCACGCTTCACATTTGGGTCAACCCGCCGCGCTCGGTCATGGACGGGTGGCGCGACATCCAACGCGGCTGGATTGAATTGGTCGCCGAAGGTCAGAAGTCGCCGAGCGATGATGAAACTATTCTCGAGGCGCGGGGCAATCGGGTGATTGAATTGAATCATCGCCTGTGCGATTGGTTCGCGCAGGTCTGGAGCCAGAAGCCAGGCGCGGAGACGTGGACGCAGGAGGAGGTCAACAACCTGATCGCCCACTTCTCCGATTCCGATCCGATGGCCTGGGATTGGATCCGGGATAAGACGCTGGAGGCGATTCGACAGTACCGGGAGCTCAAGCGAAAAAACTGACAGGCGCCCTGCTCGAATTGGCCGAGCAGGGCGCTACAACGGACGCGCTGCTCGGCAGCATCCTGCTGGCGCAGACGGTGAATCGAGTTTGCTTGACTCACTACGCGCCGTGGGACATTGAGCAGATAGACGATGTATGGCTCGACGCGATCAAGGCGCTGGCGTTTGACATGCCACACATTCAATCAGGCATAGCGAAAGTCGCGGCGATTCAGGATCGCTTTCGGATCGAGTTTAGGAAGCGCAATCCAGGGTACTTGCACTAACTAATGGCAACTTCAATGCTCGATTTGATTTTCAGAACCAAAAAGATCGGCACAGGCGGCGCAGACGCTGAGAAGGAACTGAGCGGCGTCGAGAAGGCGACGACGCGCCTGGGCGCTGCCGCCAAAGCAGCGGCCGTGGCCGGCGTGGGTTTGCTCGTCGGCGGTCTGACGGCATCGGTCGCAGCGGCTCTCGAAGCCGAAAAGATCATGGCGCAGACCGAGGCGGTGATAAAAGCCACGGGCGGCGCCGCAGGTCTGACCGCTGAAGAAATTTCCAACCTGGCCGAAGCCGAGTCGCGCCTGACCTCGATTGACGACGAGGTAATTCAATCTGGCGCGAATATGCTCCTGACGTTCAAGGAAATCGGAGGCGAGACGTTCCCGCGCGCGACGCGCGCGATGGAGGACATGGCCGTCGCGATGGCGAGCGGTGACACATCGGCGATTGATTTAACAGGAACGGCGATTCAGCTGGGCAAGGCGCTCAATGACCCGTTGAAAGGCCTGACGGCTCTGCAGAAGGTCGGGGTGACATTCGCGGAGGAACAAAAGAAGGCTATCAAAGAGATGGTGCGGATGAATGATGTCGCCGGCGCGCAGGCGGTCATTCTGGCCGAGCTGGAATCGGAATTCGGGGGAGCGGCTGCGGCAGCCGGAGACACGATGGCCGGCAAGATGCAGAAGGCGCAGAACGCGCTCGAAAACTTTGGGGAGACGATTGGCAATAAGATTATTCCAATCATCGGCGACGCAGCAGACGCATTCGTGACGCTGATAACGGCAAGCGACCAGTTACGTGCCGCGTTTGTCGAGCATCAGGTGGACATGAAGCAGAAGGTGATCGACGGCAAGGTGTCTCTCGAAGAGTACAACGCTGAAATCATACGCGCGGCCACGCTCACCGGGGATTATAGTGAAACGATTGGCCTGACAGGACAAAAGCACGTTGAAATGTCCGACGCCGTTGACTTGCTGACCGAGGCGGAATTAAGGTCAGAGCAGATTGTGGCGCGATTGGGCGATGAGCGCGCAGAGAACATTCAGGCGATGTTTGCAAATCAGGCCGCTATTGCTGAACTCAGAGGCGTTGTCGAGGAGGAATTGATACCTACCGAAGAGGAGCTGATACAGGCCGAAAAAGATGCCGCCAAAGCCGCCGAGGAGCATGCCAGAGCACTGGATAAGGCACGCGATAGCGCATCCACCGCCGCCGAAGGATTCTTCGGATTGGCGCAAACCTATGCCGAGGGCGTGAAGACGATGGATACCGTCAAGCGCGCGCTGGATGCGATTGACCAGGCGGAGCGGAATGGCATCATCACGGATGGCGAACGGCGTACGGCGCAAGAACAAATCATGCTGCAATACGGTTTGACAACCGAGGCAGGTCTGATTATGGCGAGCTCTGAGGAGGAATTGAACAGGCTTCTGAACGCTGGTTTTATTTCCGCGACAGATTATACCGGCGCGTTGGTGCTGATTCCTAAAGCGGCAAAGGATGGCAGGGTGTCAATGGACGAGCTGGGCGAAGGCGCTCGGAATGCCGCGCAAAAGATGGGCGACGCCGAGCAACACGCCGAGCAGTTGCGCGACCGAATCGCGCAATTAGAGAGCAAAGAAATAACGGTCACGACGATTTTCCAAACAGTAGGACATGAAGAAGGCGTCGGCGGCCCAGGCGGCCGGCAGTTCGGCGGGCCGGTGTTCGCCGGCGAGCCGGTGCGTGTGCATCCGCCCGAGTTGTTCTTCCCGCAACAGTCCGGTTTCATCATGTCGCAGGCCGACACGCGGGAGCTGCTCGGCCTGCTGCAAACGCTGGTGACACGGCCCGGCGTCATCAACTTCAACACGACCGCACCTTTGAACGCGACGCGCGATTCGGCGACGATCCGGGCGCTGGCGGGGGCGTTCTGATGTCCTTCTTCGGAATCATCGTGCCCGAAGCAGGTACGAATCTTGTGGCGAATCCGAGCGTCGAGCTGAATACAACCGGCTACACCGCAAATAATGGCACAGAAACACTCTCGCGCCTGACTAGCTTTGCGCGTTTCGGGATTTATAGCTTGTTCACGCAGACCTCGGCGAATACGAACGTTGAAGGCTGGCTTTATCCTGGCACGGGCACAAACGGGATTGCCGTCTCCGCAAGCATGATGCATAGCTTCTACGTGTGGATCTACCAGGAGGCGGCGAGCAATTCACTTCAATTAAAGATTGATTGGTATACGGCAGCCGGCGCATTCATTTCATCTCACACGCAAAACATTACGACGGTTGTTGGGAGATGGGCAAAGTTTTCATTGACGGCTGCCTTCTCGCCGGCGACGGCTGCATTCGCCACGCTGAAGGTCGTCGAGCAATCGGGTAGCGCGACCGCCAAGACCTGGTGGAGTGACGGCATCAATTTCGTCGCGCTCGAGTATGCGCTGACACACATCGACGGCGACCAGCCGGGCTGTCGCTGGACGGGGCTGCGGCACGCCTCGACCAGCACGCTGGACGCGCAAGAGCGCAGCGGCGGGCGCGAGCGGGACTTGACCGACGATTTCGGCATTGGCGTCTTGCGCCAGTATCCCGGTGTCGGGATGCCGCCTGTGACTAATAATGTGCAACCGTTGGCGCTCCAGCCCGGCGCGCTATTTCAGAGCAGCAAGGTCGGGCCGCGTGTGTTCGATTTGCACGTGGACGTCGAAGGCACGACTTACGAGAACATGCACAAGAAGCGCAAAGACTTCATCGACCTGATCAAGCCCGACCGGACACGGGGAGGGCAGCCGGCGACGCTGGTGTTCAAGGGCAGCGCGAAGAAGGCAACCATCCAGGCGCGCTACGATGGCGGCGCTGAATTCGGCCAGCACACCGGATTCGACGAGCAGCCTGTGATTCGCTTGCTGTGTGTCGATCCGTTTTGGCAGGAAGATAACCAGGAAGTCGCGTCATTGGATTTTCAAGATAGCGTAAGCAATGCGGCTCGCGGTTTGCGTCGGCACGCTGGACAATGGAAGGCGCTGGGTACGGGATTCAACGCTCGTGTCAATGGCATTGCAGTAGATTTTCAGCGTGGGCGGATTTATTTCGTCGGAGATTTCACGACAGCCAATGGTGTGACGGTCAATCGAGTCACCTACTGGGATGGCACGACTTTCATCGCGATGGGCACGGGCGCCGATCTTGAAGTTCTCGGTATTGCGCTTGCGCCGAATGGAGACGTTTGGATCGTCGGCGCCTTCGATAATGTTAACGCAGTGGCCTCGCATGGTATTGCACGCTGGAATGTATCGGCCTCGACTTGGACGCAGTTCGCGTTGGGGCCAGCCGATTTCAATGCGGTGGTGATTGCCAAGACGGGCCGGCTCTATGCAGGCGGCAACTTCATAAACTGGAATGCCGATCCGGCCAGCGATTTCATCGTGCAATTTGATGGCTCGATCTGGAGCGCGGTGGGCACATCCCCATTCGGCGCAACGGATTATCCACAACGGGGCGCGATGGCGATCGACACATCGGATAATCTCTATGTCGGAACTCAAGTGGGCATTGTGCGGAAATGGAATGGATCGGCTTGGTCGACGATCGGTACTGCTGCTGGCGGGAATGTGGACATCTGGTCAATTTATGTTGCGTCCGATGGGACAATCTACGTCGGAGGAGACTATACGTCAATCTCCAGCGTGTCGGCTAACAACATCGCCTCATATAATGGCTCTGCTTGGTCACCGTTGGGCAGTGGAGTCAATGCAGCGGTATTTTCCATTCGTCAAACGGCTAATGGTTTATTCATTGTAGGCGGCAATTTTACCAGTGCAGGTGGATTGGCACTGGGAGATCGTATCGCTGGTTGGAACGGATCAACGTGGGTGCATTTGGATGCTGATTTACCTGGTAGTCCCGGTGTCCTAGCTGTGGCAACATTGGGCGATGACATCTACATCGGATTCGATACAACTGGCACGGCGACGGCAGCCGGCCTTACGACCGTCACCAACAATGGCACGACCGAAATTTATCCTATCGTGACAATCATCGGGCCATCTTCCGGATCATGCACCGTGCAGTGGCTGGAGAACCAATCAACGAAGCAGCGATGGTATCTCAATCTAGTCGTGCAGACCGGCGAGACGGTGACGCTGGATACGCTGACAGGAAAAGTGGACTCCGATTTTCGCGGTCGCATTTACGATCAGCCGCTGGGCGGGTCGGACTCGTTCAAGCTCCTGCCCGGCGCCAATACTGTTGCCGCCTTCGTTACCGGGACAATTACCGGTGTGTCGATGCTGCTGCGCTGGATTCCGCGTCACTGGTCGGTTGATGGAGTTGCCGTGTGACACGGATTCTGAACGGATTGCACGGATGAGCCAGGAGCGCATCGGAACATTCGACTTATCACAGTCCACAGCCATCGGCTCAGAATTCGCCATCTTTCTGTATCGCGACGACGGCACGCGCCTGGCGCAACTGGTCGACGTCGAGCGTTTTGAGTATACGAAAGTCGTCAATGGCCTGGGCCATTTCGAGATCGTCCTCCCGCATACCTTCGACCCGGCGTTGATTGCGCGCCATCGCCGCGTCAATATCTGGCGCAAGCCGGCCAGTGGGTACATGGCGATCGACTTCGCGGGCTTGATTAAGCGCATCCATCGCCAGGATGTGAACGGCGTCATAGTGCGAAGCATTGGCGGGTCGTCGCTGAATGGCCTGCTGAATCAGCGTATCGTGGCTTATCCGGCAGGGCAATCACAAAGCGAGAAGACGGATCAGGTCGATGATATGATGAAGGCGATTGTGCGCGAGAACCTCGGATCGTTGGCGACGGATGGGCTACGCCAGTTATCGTCCACATTCTTCACAGTGAGCGGCGATGGCGGGCTGGGCCCGACCGTGACTAAAGGTTTCTCGAATAAAAATATGCTGGCGGTTCTTCTCGACCTGTCGAATGTCGCTCGGCAGAAAGGCACGGAGATTTACTTTGACATCGCGCCTGTCACCGAAACACAGATGGAATTTCGCACGTATCTGAATCAGCCCGGGCGGGATCGCACATCGACCGGCGCCAGTCCGCTCGAATTTAGCGTGGAGCGCGGCAATCTACTCGCGCCGGAATACGACGAGGATTTCAGCGAGGAATCAAATTCGATATATGCAGGGGGTCAGGGCGAGGGCGAGCGGCGTGTGCTGTTGAGCGAATCATCGAGCGAGGCGCTGCTGGATGCCTTTGCCCGATCAGAGGCATTTCACGATGGTCGCAACGAGCCAGACCCGGTTGCGCTGCGCGACGCGGCGAAAGCGGAGTTGATTGAGCGGCGACCCATCCGGCGCTTTGTGTCGCAGATTCAACAAAATATCGGGACGCTGTATGGCCTGGATTGGCAGCTCGGCGATCGCGTGACGGCGACGTTTGATGGATTGCAGTTCGAGTCGTTGATTCGTAGTGTGACGGTGCGCGTGGACGGCAACGGAGCCGAGAGCGTCAATTCGTTCCTAGAGGCGTTTGTCTAACACGGATTCAACGGATTCCACGGAAGGGGAATCGGAGAGACAATGCCAGTAGACCCGCTGATTGAAAACACGCGCCGGCTCGACCGGCTGGAGCGCTACCTGGACGATCAGAAACGGTTCGGGCCGGCGTTCAAGTCGGTGGCCGCCGATCCATTCATGTTCAACCGGCTGCACGGCTGGTGGACGTTCGGCAATAACGACAATACGACCGTCTTCGACGTGTCGGGGATGAGCCGTGACCTGACGATGAACGGCGGCGTGTTCTCATCCACGTACAATAACAACATCGCCTACATGGATTTTGACGGCGCGAATGATTATCTCAGTCGCGCTGACGAGGCAGGACTGGACATCACGGGCGCGCTGTGCTTGGGGGGTTGGTTTTGGTTGGATGCACTGGCGACCACTCGATTGTTAGCCAGCAAATGGAATAATGTAGGCAACCAACGGGCGTATCAGATGTATTGGGATAGCGGAACAGGAGCCTTTGCCTGCAATGTCAGTGGCGATGGTGTCGGGAATGTGGGAGTTAATAGTGCCGTGAGTGTGTCTGCTTCGACCTGGTATTTCGTGGTCATGCGCTACACGCCTTCGATTGAGTTGGCAATCTTTGTGAACATGATTAAGGCGACCAATGTGACGAGCATTCCAGCCAGCCTATTCAACAGCAATCAAATATTTGCAATCGGGACACGCGGCTCATTAGACCTGTTTTTGGATGGTCGCTCAGCCCTATGCTTCCTGTGCTCGTCCGATCTGACCGACATCGTGCTGCGCAATTTCTACGAGCGGACGAAGCCGATTTTTCAAACGGTATGAGCACTCACGGATTCTGGCACGGATTCTACGGAATCGACACGCGGATGAGTGTACGCAAGCGGGTTATCGTGGCGGCGCTGGCTGCCGTGTGCTTATTCGCCTGGGCAGACGTGCTGATCTGGCAACGGCTCGTTGAGGGGCGTGCCTGGTTATCGACATTCGACGGGCGCTATCACGACGGCTGGCGTGTCATGCGTGACGGGATGGCGCTGGTCGGTGTTCTTTTGCTTGCGGGTCGCTGGATGGAGCGCGTGTTCTTCGCGGGCACGCTGTTCCTGTTTAGCGTTAATGGTGTAGTCGATGTGCTGTACTACTGGCTCGACGGGCGCGGGCTGCCGGCGGACTTCGTCTGGACGTGCGACGCCTGGCACATCTGCTGGGGCGGGGGAACGCTGGGCCGCGAGGCATTCCTGCTTAACGTCGTGCTATGGACGACGCTGTGGATTGCGTTGTGGTCGGCGATGCCGCTGGCCGAGAGAATCCTGCGCCGGTATCAGAAGGAACAGCGGATCGGGAGAATTCGACAGATGGATGTCCGGTGCGAAGCCCACTTTAGTGTGGACATGTGAAGCCTGCCAACAAAGTGCGATGAGTGCATCCAGCCAGACGCGCGCCGGCCAGGGGGAGCGCTAGGCTCCGCCTGGCCGGGTGCTCGGGTGGTCATAGAGACGCCTCCGACGGGGGGGATTATAGGCCGGACGCGGTTTTGTGTCAAATTGACACAAAACAGATAGGGCAAGCACACAGGCTTGCCCTTACGGAGGGGACGGATCCGGGGTGAACAGGATGTCGCTGGCTTTGAGTTCCTGGCGACCCTCGATTAGTTCCAGCGTGCGCAGCTTGCTGACGGCATTGTTGAAGCCGCCGCCATCGGCTTTGTAGCCGGCTTCGGCGGCGAGCGACTCCCTGTCTAGGGAGTCGGGATAATGGTTCACCAGGACGGTCAGGCTGGCCCGTTCCGCCTTCGGCAGCTGGCGCATCCAGTAGTCGATGAGGGCCTGCCCGGTCGGCAACGGCTCCCACTCCCCGAGCGCCGCCAGGCCGGCGTCGGTGATCTGATAGCGCTCCTTGCTGCCGGCGACGAGTTCCCGTTTGCGCAGGTAGCTCAGCGCGTTATTGAATCCCCCGCCCTTCCAGGCATAGCCGGCAATGACGGCGATCTCGCGCACTGATTTGCCATTTGGGTATTGCGCGAGCACGGTCAGGATGCTGCGCTCGGCCTTGGGCAGCGCCGCCGTGCTGTCCATTTCGACGCGCGCCGGCGTTGGAGCCGGCCGGGGAATGCGCGCCGGGGAAACCGGAAGCGCTCGCGACGACGGCGACGATTTGTGGAATGCGGCTAAGCGAGCCTGCAAGTTGCGCGACAACTGGTCGGCTGCCGCTTGAAATTCTTTGATCGCTTCGTTTATTTCTCGGCCGATTTTCTCAAAGCGAGCGATATCTGATTGGGTGATCACCGGCACCTCGACGCGCTGGATTTCGACCCGGGTCGCGGCCGGCTGGGACTGCTTGAGCGCCTGCCGCTGTAGCTCGGCGATGCGCCGCTGCAATTCTTTCGGGTCGGTTTCCTTCGCGCGTTCCAGCGTGGCGGCCATCTGCGAGCGCAGCGCTTCCAGGTCGACCGGCGCCAGCCGGCGCGGCTCGCCGGCCGACTTCCCCACCTCCGGCGTGGCCGACGAGTTGAACGTTTCGCGCCGGCGCACGTGCACGCGCTTGAAGACGTCCAACCAGGCCGGACTCCAAAACCAGGCGTCGCCCTTACCCAGCGAGGCGAGCGAAGCCACCAGCTCGTCGCGCTGCTCTTTCGTGCCGTTGCCCCTCACCCACTCGTCGATCGCGGCGCGGTCCTGCGGCGCCGTGATCTGCAGGATGACCAGGACCTCGATTTGCGTCAGGACGTTCTTGTTCAGCACGGCCGGGCGCTGCGTGATCAGCGTCGCGCCCAGGCCCCGGATCCCGCCGCGGCGGACGATGGCCTCGATCGCGCCGAGCATGCGCTGCTGGCCGGGCAATGGCCGCTGCGGTGCGAAGCTGTCGGCCTCGTCGACGAACAGGTGCAGCGGATGTTTGTGCTGCGCCTTGCGCCGGTACAGGCGCTCGGCAAAGTCGGTCACGAAGCGATCCTGCTCCGCGTTGGACTGCGTCGCCGACAGGTCGATGACATAGAAGCCCGGATGGTCGACGACCAGGTCGGCGACGACCTTGCCGACGCTCGCCTCGAGCGGCACGTCGCCGTGCTCGCCGCCGAGGATGATCACCGGGTAGCCTTCGCGCTTGCCGTCGGCCGAGCTGCGCAGGCCCCACCAGGCGCCGGTCGGGTCGAGTGCGACGAAGGGCAGTTTAGCTTTACAGAATTCCTCGGCCATCACCGAGGCCGTGTAGGTCTTGCCGACGCGCCGTTTGGCGAGAATGCCGAAGGTCTGCGTAACGGCTTCGGGCGGGAGGGTCAGATCGTCAGCGATGCGCAGCATGGGATGATCCTTGCGCAGCGCGCTGATTCTTCTTCAGGGCCTTGCGCGCCGTCTCCATCTCGCGACAAACGAGCCGCAGAGTCTCGGCGGCCGTTGGATAATCGCGCTGAATCTGGATGGCGTAGCGTTTGAGATTGACCTGCCAACGCGCCAGGGCGCCATCCGGGCTGGCGTCCATCAGGTCTACGTAAGGTGTGGAATGGGGCAAGCACACAGGCTTGCCCTTACGGACGTGGGCCTTCACGGGTCCCCCCACACGCCGCGCCGATGCTCCTGCAGCGCGGCGATGACGCGATCGAGCGTCGCCGGCGACTTGAAGCGAACGACGATCGGGATTGGCGTGATCGACGGCACACTAAAGATCAGGTGTACTTGTGTCGGCGGGTTGCGGCCGGGACGCGTCTCAGGTGACCACTCGGCGATGTGGATGCTGTCGACGTTGATGATGTGCGCTTGGGTGATCATGTTCATACTCCCTTCTGAATGCCAGTATGCCAGTATCTACTTGCCGGCGCAATACTGGCACTTGTCGCCGTCAATTTCCTCACGCAGTCGCAGCCGCCGGCAATACTGGCAATAGTCCGCTCCGCTGAGTGCCAGTATCGCCATCCGGCGCTCAGGATGGCGGATAGCCGTGACGCTGATCCCGTGCCGCTCCAGGTCGACCAGCGCCTGCTGGAGAATCTCCAGCCGCTCGGCGACGGTGATGTCGTTGCCAGTATTCCGCCTGGCGCGCTTCGCCGCCCGGGATGGTGTCGAGCGTGCCTCCGTAACGGGCGCGCCGGTTGCGACCGCTGCCTGTGCGCCGTTGCCAGTATCGTCTGCCTTTGCCATTGGTGAATACCTCGATTCTCCAGCCGGTGTGGTCTAACGTGCCAGCAGTGCCAGTATCGGTGCTTGTGCCAGTATCCAGACGTGCCAGTATCTTCGAGACCTGGTCGAGGATGCCGGCCGGCACGCCGCTACTGGCATCGCCTCCCGGATCGCCGCCGGCTGGATCGGGCGAGTGGGGAGACGGCGAGGGATTGATACTGGCATCGGTTGGGATACTGGCATGGCTGGCCGGCGTGCCCGCCATGCCAGTATCGCTCATTTCTGGAACGCCCTTTAGGGTTCGGCGCGCCGGCGGCCGCCTTTTGGGAGCTCCGCTCCGTCTGCCTCGGCGTGCATCGGCGCAGCCGGCTTGGCTCCGTCGTGGCTGTTGGCCGAGGGCTGCGGCCGGCGCTGCGCCTTGTACTGCGCGCGCATTTCGTCGACCCAGGCCTCCTCCAGCTCGGGCGCCACTTCGGCGGCGAGTGTGTCGGCGCGCTCGCGGATGCGCTTCAACTTAGCCGCGTCGATTTTGCCGCGTGCGTACTCCTCGGCCATGAGCATCTGCAGGTCGGGCGAGGCCATGGCGTAGACGATGAAGGCGGCGACGTTGACGATGGTAACCACTGCGATCGCGGCGATGATGGTCTGCGTGTCCTGCGGGCTGAGCTGCCCGATGAGGCCGCGCTGCGCGGTGTTGATGACCATGTCGGCGGTGAAGGTGACGCCGACGCCGACGAGGTCGATGGCGGTCACCAGCAGCGCGACGGCGCGCTGTGTGGCGCCGTGCGCGGCGTGCATGTAGATCCGCGCCCAGAGGTACATGCCGCCGTCGAGCACGAGTACGCCCAGGTAGGCGACGAGCTCGTTGGTGGTGGTCCACTTGAGCAGGTCGACCGTGCGGATGGCGGTGAGCAGAATCACGCCAGTGGCTGCGATCTCAAGAACGATCCTCCAGAGTTGTGCTTTCATGTTCTTCCTCCTGTGAGTTGAAGAGTTGATAGGTGCTGATGCCTGCGAGCACGGCGACCAGCAGCAGGCTCCGAACGAGGGGGTGCAGCACGCTCACCCCGTAGCCGGTGAATACAACGATCAGCGCCGACACGAGCAGGCCGCCCCAGCGCAAGGGGAGGGCGGCCAGCACGGGTAGCAGTGTGAGCACGGCGGCCGCCAGCAGCGCCGGCACGTCGCCGCCGTAGGCGACGTGGGCAAGTGGGAAGGCGATGACAATCGCGGCGATGGGCGTGGCCACACAGCTGGCCTTGACGAGTAGGGGGACATAGGGCGCCAGCGCCTCGATGGCCTCGACCAGCAGCCGAAGCACGACGGTCAGCACGTCGAGCACGAAGCGCGCGATCGCGGCCAGAAGTTGGCCGAGCAGTTCGGCGACTCTATGGAGTTTTTCGCCAACGCCTTCGTGCATCGCATCCTCAGAAATAAAAAAACGGCGCTCGTCGCGCCGTCGGCTGAGAGGGGTCTTGCGGGGGGCCGGGCAGGTGGTGTATCATCTGCCGCAGACCCCGCGCCGCTACCTCTCATCACCGCTCGGCGCACGGTTTAGTGCCGGTCGGAGGCCAAGAACCTCGGGCCGGCACGCTTATTAACAACGGATTAGGAGAATGAACGGATCACGCTGGGTGGTCTGCTTCGCGGATTCATGTTCGCCTCCTGATGAGCCGCGCCAGAGTCCGCTTGGCCGGCTCAAGCCACGCCACGCCGAGTGTTTGGAAGAAATCCTTTTCCTCCCGTGTCGGCACAATCAGCGAGCATGCATCACCGCGCGAGCAGGGCAGGGGAACCCTCTCCCCATTTTTCATCTTGTATTGCCGGTGATGCTGGTGCAGCAGCCCTTCATCGACAAACATCCCACGCAGGAGCGCCAGACCAACAAGCGCTTTCGAGAAATCGGCTGGCCCGGTCCGGATCGCAAGGATTGCTCCCCAGCGCCGCGCGTCGGTGATGAACAGGTCGCAGGCTATCAGCGTCTCGCGGTGGCGCAGCCGCTTGTATTTGTGGCCGTTGCGCCGCGTCACCGGGTCGAACTCCCAGTCACCCTCGCCGTTCGCCAGCATCTCGACCAGGTCATCGAGCTGGTTGACGGCGCCGAGGGGCATTTCATCGCCGAACAGGCCGGCCTGCGATTGGGCGATGAAGCGCGGAATCGCGCAGATTTCGATGTCCTTTGGGTCGGGCTTACTGCGCCGGATCGAGCCGGCGAGCTCGATGCGCTCGCAGGCCGGCTTCAGGATAGTTTTGAGTTCGTCGGCGAGTTGCGCAATATCGCTCATGCCGCACGCTATTCCGTGACGACAAACGTCACTTCAACGCTGTGGCCCAGGATGCCGGCCAGCGATCGCCGGATGGACGATAGCAGCTTGCGCTCCAGCCAGTCCTTGAGGAGGGCTGTCGGCGCGCCGACGATGAACTCGCCCTCCCTGTGGTCTTCAGACCATTCGTAGGCGACGACCTGACACGGCTTGACCCAGGTCTCGAAGGTGGGCTTGGTCATCTGCAGCTGCAGCTCGCCGAGTGCCGCTTGCCACACCTGGCCGGGTTTCATGCTGCCGTGAATCGGCTGCGCCAGGCTGGGATGGGGCAGGGCCGGCGCGGCCGCCGGTCCGGGCGCCGGCTCCGGACCCAGACGATCCGGCTGCTCACGCGCAATGGCCTCTCGCCGTTCACGTTCCTCGCGTTGCTCCTCAGCCTCCAGCGCGTCCATCTGGACGTCGGTCATCGGCTCGAAATGGTCTTCGAGCCGGCGGATGGCCTGCCCGACCGGATTGTCCCAGCGCCCCTCGAAAACGCACTGGCGCACGGCGCGCAAGACGCGATCGGGCGTGACCCACTCGTCTGTAGCCAGGTCGCGGCTCGCCGGATAGCCGATGCCGACCTCCACGCAGGCGCGCAGCACTCCGGCGCGCCGGTCTGAGTCTGACGTTAATTTTTTTAACGTCACCTGTTGTTGCTGTTGTTGTTGAGATCTAGCTAGATCTATAGCTTGATCAACAACAACAACAGAAGCAGGGGTGACGTTAATTTTATTAACGTCATAATTACTAACGTCACAATCGCTGCTCTCGCCGGGCGCGGGTTGGTCTGCGAGGACCATGCCTGTCAACGCCGGATTTTCGGACTGCGCGGGTTGGCCTGCGAGGACCATGCCTGACAGCGCAGTCAGATCGAACAGCGAGAGCTGTTTCACTTTTTCGGTCAGCCTATAACGCGGGTGCCGGCCGCCGGGCACTTCGGCGACGAATCCGTGATCGACCAGCTGGTCGAAGTGCGGCGCCAGTCGCTGGCGAGTCGTGCGCATGACCCGGGCGACGCGAGTGATGTCGACCTGCTGGATGACCAGGTTAGCCATGACGAATAAAATGGTGAGACCTACCGGCTTGACCTGGTCGAGAAATGTTCTGAGTTCGCGCTCGGTCATGGCCGGCGCTCGTGCGCCGGTTGGTGGCCTCCAACGCCTGCGAGATTGTTTTGTGATACAATCTCGCTGGGGGACACTGCTGACCGGCGGATGTCTCGACTGGAGGAGCGCGGCGACGGGGGTTGCTGCGCTCTTTTTCTTTGCACGTTCATCGTGTCATCCTCCTGGCGCGGTGTGCAGATTGGCGCGTGCGCGTTGCGGTCCGCGGCCGGCGCGCTGCTTGACGGGCGTACTATTCGGCTGCGCGCCGTTCAGCGGGACGAGTCGCTCGATGGCGATAGCCCGGTTTCCGCGTAGGCCGGTCTTGCCAGGATTCGAGATGCTGAGCATGACTTGGCCGGTCGGCCGGCCGTCGCCATCGACCATGCGCCCGACGACGTAGCCGAGAAACTCGGCGTCGTCGACGAGCGTGACGGCCTGGTTAGGTCGTAGCGTGTTCATGCGTGATTTTCTCCTTTCTTCAAACTAGCAGTCGAAATGGAATCGCCGGCCCGATAGTGTCGGCGGCCAGGAGGGGGCAACCTTCGCGGTCCAGGTAGCGTTCCACTTCGTGGGCCGGGATGTTGAAGCGCGCGGCGATGTGCTGCACCAACCGCTCGCGCTCGTCGGGCGTGACGCGCGGCAGGTCGAGCAGGTAGATGGCGCTGTTGGGCCGGTCGGGCAGGTCGGCCACTATCGGCAGGTAGCCGGTGATTGGAATGTGGTCGAGCCGGCTGAAGACCGCGAGCCAGTCGGCGGCGCGCGGGCTGTCGGGACGAAGCGAAACGACAGGGAGTGGCTCGGTCATACAATCCTCCTGATGCAAATCATTTCTTTTTCAATCCTCGCCGGTAGTGCTCTTTCCGGCACGTCTTGTCGTGGAACTTCTGGCGCGGACTGCGCGGAATGAATCTGACTATACACCCCGCGAGCGCGCACAGCCTGGCTTTGCTGGTGACGATGGCGCCCTCGATGCTTGGATCCGTGGCGAGCACACTAACCGGCGTTAGCCTTGCCTGCAGCGGATCGACTCCATCGAGCATCGCGCCCAGGATGAGCACGGCCCGCTCGATGGCCGGCGGGATGGGCGCTTTTGGGCTGCCCGCCTCCAATAAGCGGATGTATTCTTTGCTGAATCCCCGCTCTGCGGCGGGCTCGAGCACTCGCTTAAGCACCAGTCCAAAGGCCCGCAGCGATTCGCCTCGCTCGGCCCGAATGTCCCGGATGGCCTGTGGCGTGACCCCCACCAGCAGCACGCGAGGGCGCGTGATGTTGCTCATCTGTGCGAAGCCCCCTTTAGGGTTCGGCGAACCCCCGACACTAAAGTGCGTTCCTGCAAAAGCGGTCGAGGGCAAGCGCCTTGAGCAATTCGCCGACCACCTGCGCTTGCTGCGGCACTACGGCGTCTCCGACGCCCTCACATCGCTCCACCCGATTGGGAACCCCATAAGCCACTCTTCCCAGTTCGGGTTCAGCGGGCCAGTCTCTCCGGAGGCGTGCACAGATTCGGTCAAACTCGGACCGGCTGAATACAACTCTTTCGCTTTCTGGCTGGTCTTCCTCTGCCGCGCGTCTCCGGCCGTTGGTGTGGGCCATAGTCCTGTGTGCGCCATCCTTGCTAGTGTCGGTCGTGGCTTCGCTCCCTTCCATTGACTCGTGTTGACTCGACCTCCGCCCGCGTCGATGGCCGTTGGTGTTGGATACCTCATTGCTGTAGGCCACGATAAAGACTCTATAACGGAGGTGCGGGGCGCCAACTGCCGCCGCTGGAAACTCCTCCCATTCCGCATCGTACCCGAGCGCGGCCAGATCACCGAGAACGTCTCCAAATCCTCGAACAAGCAGGCCTGGGACATTCTCCACAAGCACAAATCGCGGTCGTAATATGCGGACGGCCCGGGCGAACTCCGGCCAGAGCCAACGCGGGTCCTGTTGCGCGAGCCGCTTGCCGGCTGTGCTGACGGGCTGGCAGGGGAACCCACCGGCGACGAGATCGACTTGCTCGACTTCTTCAAAGTTCACCTCCCTGATGTCTTCGTACCTCCGGATGCCCGGCCAGTGCGTTTCCAGCACTCGCCGGCGGTACGAGTTCTTCTCGACCTGCCAGCGACACGTCCAGCCTGATCGATCAAGCCCGAGGTCGAGGCCGCCGATGCCGGAAAAGAGGCTTCCATAAGTCAGGCCTCCTGGGCTGTCCTGAGGCGTGACGATTCCGGCTTTCCGATGTACGGGTCGTTTTGGCGTTGGTCGCATTTTCTTGACGGCTTCTTGACGGCTTCTCGGCCTAGTGTGGCTGCGATCCTCGGCTGCGATTATAGGCTGGTTTTCCGGCTCCTCGCGCGCTTGGGTTTCGCCTCCTGAACAACCCGCTCGCAGCGGCGTAGCCCGATGGCGAATATGTCTTCCTTTGGATGCTCTACGCGATACTGCCTTTCAGCCGCGCCCAGCACATCCCATCTGCTGGCGCCGACGTAGACATTTTCCAGACGCAGGGTAATACACTCCCAGTGTCCATCTGGACGACAGACGGCAAGCCACGTGTCGTATGTCACCCAAATATTCATGTGGTTGACTCCTGCTGGCTATAGCGCGCTTTTGAGCCAGTTGTCAATCTGCCTTGATGTGAGGGTGAAGGATGCCTGATCGGCCCGTACGATGAAGTGCCACTTGAAGCGCTGGTGGAACTGCCAGCACAGGCAGCGGCCTTCGCGCAATTGCTTCTCAGTGGGTCGCTCGCCGAGGTGATCGGCCAAGATGCTGAGTGCGAGATCGGCCGGCCCGCTACCGCCATAGCCCCACTCGAACGCGTCGGAGTGATGCTTAACGTGATGCAATGGCTTTTCTTTACCGTTCTCCAGGACGACGACGCGGCAATCGCCTATCGCGTCGTCGGCCGGTCGCTGGCCGATGTAGACTTTGCTTTGCTTTCCGTTGCTGTGGCGTCCCATGATTGCATCTCCAATTATATTGATGGCGCATCGGATGGCGACGCCTCTTCGTTGCTCGGCGCGATACGCTGCGCGATGCGCTGCTGCGCCTGGCGCACGCCCTCGGCGAAGCCTTTCATGTAGTCGTCGTTTTCGATGTGGTAGACCCACTTGCTGGGGTCTAGGTCCCGGAGACATTCCCAGCGCTCGTCTTCGACGGCGCCGGCGATGGCTGCGGTGGCCAGCACGCCCAGCTTGCTGAGCGTGAGCGTGATGGGCGTACCGTAGGCCTGCTGGACGAACTGGTTGACGAGCTGCTCGGCGCGCTGGGCCGGCGTCGGGGTCTCAGGTGTCGCGATCCCGGACTGCCAGGTTTGATCCATGCGTGCTCCTTTCTTGAAGTAGAATGTGATACACTGCAACAGGGTAATCACGTAGGATTACCCCTACGACGATGACTTATAAATCCGATGGTGGCGCGTGTGGGGGCAGCGCCACCATCGGAGGATCCCGCCGCGCGCCTTGCGCGCAGCGGTCGAGTGCGCCGTCCTGGTATGCCACTAAGTCCTCAAATCCCGGAGCGGCGCGGACTCTCATCGGGAGTTCGCGTCCGCTTTTCGTTTGTCGCGGACGCGGCTTACATCTCTCAGGGAGGCTGCTGTGAAACTCTTAGATGCTGTCGGAAGGCGCTCGGCGTCGTTGCGCCTGCGAAGGAAGTCAGAGAAGACGATTCGCTGGTACGAGATGTGGTTGAACGACCTGGCGCGGTCGCTCTCGCTCAACGAGCTAGAGCGAGTCTCGCTTGCAGATCTGCGCGCCTGGCTGGGCGGCCTGATCGCGCGGGGCCTGAAGCCGCACTCGATTGATGGCGCGTACCGCTCGGCGCGAGCTTTCTTCCGCTGGTGCGTAGCCGAAGGCTTGCGCGCCGACGACCCGACTGCGCGCTTGGAGCGGCCTGGCCTGCCGAAGCGTATCCCCAAACCCCTGCCCCCCGAAGTCGTTCAACAGCTGATCAACGTCGCCGCCGGCTCGGAGAATCCGCAGCGTGACCAGGCGCTGCTGATGTTCCTGTCAGACACCGGCGTCCGGCTGGGCGAAGTGTGTAGCTTGCAGCCCGCCGACGTGGACCTGGCCGTTTGCTCGGCGACCGTGATTGGGAAGGGGGACCAGGAGCGCTGGGTGTTCTACAGTGAGGGAACCTGCCAGGCGCTGGAGACCTGGCTGGCCGTGCGGCCGTCGAGCGCCGCCAACCTGTTCAACCTGGGGTATTACGGCGTCGGCGAGCTGCTGCGCCGGCTGACTGAGCGTGCGCACATCACCGGCGTTCGCGTGCATCCGCATGCATTTCGCAAGACGGCGGCGACGAGATATGCCGAGGAACTGGACCCGCACACGCTGATGCAGCTGTTTGGCTGGAAGCAGCTCAAGACGTCGGAAGACTACGTCTATCACAGCCGGGCGCGGCTGGCGCAGCGGGCGCGAGCGGTGCTCCAGCGTGGAGGGTGACGACCAACTGATTCATAATCAGTTGGTCATGAGGTTGGGGCGAAACGCAGGCAGTTGCGGTTGCTTTGCCGACTGACACTAAAGTGCGTTCCTGCGCGCCGTCAGTCGGCCTCTTGATTTTCGCCGGAGATGCGCTTATACTGAATGCAACTCCAGCGTCATCTCGACACTAAAGTGCGCAAGCAGCAACTTCCCAGCGGAGCGCTCTCCGGCCGGACTCCCAAAGCCTTCGGATCAGTAGGTTGTGGGTTCGATTCCTGCCGGGGGCGCCTTCCGTGCTATTCGGTTTTTAATGTGCTGGCCGCTTGTCTGTCTCTCGCCAAAGAAACCAGACACGGCCGGTCCCTCAAGGGGACCGAGTAGTGCGGATTGAGCGCGTTCAGTCGCCTGACTGGACGCGCTCTACTTTTAGGAATGCCTTCACTTGCTCTTCGGGGAAGAGGGAAGAAGGGATGAGGATAGTGGAGGTTTTGCCACCAGGTTTGTAAGAACCAGGATATTTCCCGGCCGCAAATCTGCGTTGGATTGTTACCGGATTGACGTCTAGCATTTTAGCGACTTGCCGGCCAGTCAGAAGGGGTGGAATCATCTCGGTCTTCTGTTTCTTTGATGGCATGCCTAGAATATAGTCGCAACTGCTACATTTGTCAAGAGGCAATTTCACGGTTGAGCATACTGAATGAGTCTATTTCAGCGCGAGAATGTAAGAAAGAAGTATAAGGAGTGTTTCGAGTCGCTGTCAATATCGTGTCAGCGCGTTATGGAGTTGATCTCGCTGCGAGAGATGGCAGTACAATGCAGCCAAATAAAACGCCCCGCGATGTTGGATCATCCGGGGCGACGGCTCGCGTGATAGGGACACGCTGAGCGGCTACAGTCTAACACTTTGGGCCGTTCGCGTCAATCGCGGGCGGCCTGTTTTGTTTCCCTTCAAGGAGAATAGTCATGAAACTCACCCGTCGCAGAGTCGTTGTTATTGGCATCGCCATTCTGATCGTCGCCGCACTCGCATCGCGGCCTTCCCGACAAGCCAGCGCGCCGGCTTCCATTCCGCAATCGACCCAGCGGCCGACGATCGAGATCACCGTCCAGCCTTCCCGAACCCTAAAGGGCGTTCCGGCTTCCACAGCCACGCCGGCTGACACCAGTACTCCACGTCCAACCTCAACTAAGAAGCCGACCAACACAAAAACGGCGACCTCGACTCCGTCGCCAACACAGCTATCGCGGACCGCGACCCGGCCGGCGCCGACCCATACCCAGCCGCCGGCGCCAACCGCTACGGCCGTGATTCTCCCTACAGCAACCCCGGCGCCGGCTGCCAATTGCGACCCGGCCTACCCGGATTTTTGCATCCCACCCCCGCCTCCGGACCTGGACTGCGGGGACATCTCACACAAGAATTTCACAGTGTTATCACCCGATCCACATGGCTTTGACCGTGACAATGACGGCATTGGGTGTGAGAGCTAACCATGTGAGCGAATGGTTAGAGTTTTCGTCGGCCTATTGACAAATGTAGTAACTACTACTATACTCCTATCACCTTAACAACGCAGCGGGCTGCGCAGGTGTATCACCACCCACGCAGCCCTAACCCAAACGCCGGAGTAAGCGGCGCCGGGCTGGCGATATTGTAGCACATCGCCCCTTGCGGCCAACCTTCACCGGTTGGCCGTTTATGTTTCTCCCCGACGCCGGCTCCCCGCAGGAGACGCATGTCTTCCCAATTTCATACTTCCCCGTCCCGTACCACAGATGCATCGCGCTCTCAGGCCGAGACCTATACGCTGTATTACGTCAAAGCCGATCGCACCTGGCCGCGTCAAGCCAGTGACCGCAAGTCGTACCTCATCGCGCTGGCGAGCACCGAGCTGGGCCATTGGCAACGCTGCCGGATCGAGGATCCGCGCGGCAACATCGTGTACGCCGCTGGCTAGGAGGATCTGTGATGACTCTACACACGAAGCGCGAGCGCACGTGCCGGAAGTGTGGCCAGCGGTATCGTGGCCGGCATTGCAAGAATCGCAATTGCGTGAACTTCAAAACGGGTCGCGAGGCAACCCGTCGCGCAGCGCGCCGGCGACCATCGCGGAGCGTATCCACCGGCAGCGCGTCAGGGTGGGGTAGGGCGCTCGCATCGAGCAGCCCGGGCGACGTTGCAATGAGCCTGGCCCCCACCCTGGCCCTCCCCCATGCAACCCCGCAGAGCGGGGCGCGAGCAGCAGGGGAAGGGGCCACGCTCGACGAGATGGCTGAGCGGCTGACGTACCTGACCGAGCGGCACGAGCAGTTCACCGGCTCCGATGCGACGCGCTGGTCGCCGTACCGCGACGAGCTGATCCGCGTGATGGATCGCCTCGAGTGCGAGCTGGCGGGGGTCGAGCTATGAACACGGATTCATGGTCGGCTTATTCGGCGCTGATTTTTACACCGCCTGAGCCGGCCCACCCACCCCACCGAACAGGAGCTAAACATGAAACAAGGTGATTACGGCGTCACTTGCGCGAAATTTCTTGGCAGCGATGGCTCACCAGTCGGATCCAGATGGTGCAATCAGCCAGCGACAAAGGCTACCGTGCAACGCCCTTACGAGCGTGTCTCCTGGTGCAATGTCGGTCATACCTATTGCGACGAACACACGCCAGCGAATGCGGTTGACATTCCGCTCGAGCGCGAGCTGGCGGGGCTGCTATGAATTTCCGCAGCGACACTAAAGTGCGTTCCAGCGAAGCGCGCCAGCGCTGGCTCGAAGGCTGCCGGCGGGGTGGGCTGGCCCGGGCTAAGGCATTCACACCGGAGTATCAGCGCCAGGCCCGGGCGCGCGTCAAGCGCGAGAGCCTGCAGGCCGCCGGCCGGCGCGGGCAGCAGCGCCTGCTCGAGCGGCACGGCGAAGAGTTCCGGGCGGAGTGCCTGGCCATCCATCGGCGCGCCCATCCGAGCGATTTGGAGCTGCGCGTCATGGCCTGGCTGCACCGGCTCGGCGTGAGCTACCAGCGCGACGTCCGGATCGGGCCGTACTTCGCCGATTTCCTCGTCGAGCGCACCGTCGTCGAAGTGGACGGCGAGCACTGGCACACGAACAATGGCCATCACGGCGAGGACCGCGAAACGCGCGATCGCGCCAAGGACGAAATACTGCGCGCGCTGGGCTATACCGTCATCCGGCTGAGCGAGGTGTCGATTCGCGACGACAGTGCGCGCGATGCGCTCGTTCAACTCGCGGTAGAGATTCAGCTCTGCACGGATTCGGGCACGGATTACACGGAGGAGGCATGAGTATGCCGTCTCAGATTAAAGCCAGCACAACCACGGATTCAGTCGAAGCCTACTTTGTCGAAGTCTCGCTGTTGGGCATCTCGCCGGCGTGCGCCGACCGGGTGTGTGCCTCGCCGGCGCTCACGCTTGATGGCCACCCGGCGCGCGTCGAATGGACGCTGGAGCCGGAGCTGGAGCAGGCCGTCGGCGAGCTGAACGTTCGCTGCCGGCGCGCCGAGGCGCGGGGCCTGGCCGAGCAGCTCGCGGCGCACGTGCGGGCCGTGGCGGGCTTTCCATGCGTTCTG